ATGCCTAAACAAACTAAACCGCTAACTAATACCGAAGTTGATAAAGCCAAGCCCAAAGAAAAAGATTACTCTCTTGTTGATGGGCAAGGATTATTTTTAAGAGTAAAAACTAATGGCTCTAAATATTGGCTATTTAACTACATAAAACCAATTACGAAAAAAAGAACTAATATGGGCATTGGTATTTATCCAGATGTAACGCTTGCTCAAGCTAGAGCCAAAAGGCAAGAATATCGTTCTTTACTAGCTCAAGGTATCGATCCACAAATTCATCAAAAAGAGAAAGAAATTGAACATTTACAGAATCAATCCAATACACTTTATAAAATAGCTGAAAATTGGAAAAAAGTTCGAAGTGCGGGAATTGAGGCTCTTACAATGGAAAAGAACTGGGCAAGACTAGAAAAACATTTATTTAGCCGTATTGGTGATTATCCCGTAACTAGCATTACTCCAGTCATTCTAATTGAGGCATTAAAGCCTTTAGCCGAGGAAGGTAAAAGCGATACATTGCATCGTATTATAAGACTCACTAATCAAATTCTAAACTATGCTGTAAACATTGGAGTAATGCAATTTAATTATTGCGAAAAGGTCAATCAAGCATTCAGTAAGAAACCAAAACAAAAAAATCCTGCTATACACCCCAAAGAATTACCCGAATTTCTTACTACACTAAATAATTCAAACAGGGATATGATCACAAAGATTTTAATTCAATGGGAATTATTAACTATGGTTAGACCTGCTGAAGCTGTTAGCATTGAATGGTCAGAAATAGACTGGAAGCAAAGCCTATGGAACATACCTGCAGAGAAAATGAAGAAAACCAAAAAGGGTGCAAATCCGCATACTGTTCCCCTTTCCACCCAAGCTATCGCAATATTGCAAAAAATGAAGGTTATATCTGGTAATAAAAAATTTGTATTTCCTCATTACAGCAAACCTAATCAATCTATGAGTAAAGAAACAGCTAATAGTGCGATTAGAAAAATGGGCTATGCAGGCAAACAAACAGCACACGGATTGCGAGCCATAGCAAGAACCTATTTAGCAGAACAAGGGGTAAGCTATGAAGTTGCAGAGGCTTGCCTTGCTCATGCGGTAGGTAGCGAAGTCAGTTTAGCCTACATGCGTTCTACTTACCTGGAACAACGAAAGCCTGTGATGCAGATGTGGGGCGATTATGTAGAACAATGCTCTATTCACTCTACCCTTGCCACACCTACCAAATAACCATAAAGCCTAGCATTATTTGCTAGGTTTTTTTATGCCTTTTACTCAACCACTCAAAAAAAAACTAAATTTTTTAAAAAAAAGTCACTTATCCACTTATTACTATATATTTTATTTATAACTTATTGAAAAATAAAAAGAATAATTAAGTGAATTTGTAAGTGAATTTCAAGTGAAAAAGTGAACTTGTAAGTGAGATTATCTAAAGCAGATTTAGAACATTTTGCCCTGAAAATACCACTACAACCCAATTAAAAAATAAAGTTTTGTAAATTTTGCTTTCGTATCTTTTCGTAGTCTTTCGCTTAAAAAATATGCCATTTACTTCTGATAATTAGGCTATATATTGTTCTATGGGCTTTCTATACCACCAACTTTTAAAGGATAACTAAATGATTTCAAATGAAAATATTAGAAAAGAAGTAATTTCCTTATTAAGGGAAAATATCAATGGATCATTCCGATTTTATAGCGGTCGTCCAATCTTTAGAGATGTAAATGCAGAACTTCCTACGATAGCTGTTTATATTGATGAAGCAGAATATTCAGAAAGTACAATCTGCTTAAATGAATGTGATGCATCTTTATGTATTGGTATTTATCTCCCGATGACATCGAGTGAAGAAAATTTAGATCTCGTTGCTGAAAATATTGCAGCTATTTTCCGAAAAGTCAACCTATCATCTGTGGACGACTGTCAAATTCGCAGATACGCATATGAATATGATCCAGAAGAAAATAAATGGATTAATTCAACTCTTTATTTTGATATAAATTATCTCAACTAAGGAATACCAATAATGCTTAAGAAATTAATTGAATTACGTCAAAAAAAGGCACAAACAGTTTCAGATATGCGAGCTTTAATTGAGAACGCAGATAAAGAAAATCGCTCATTAAATGAAGATGAAGCAGGCAAATTTGATGCACTAAAAAAGATTGCTGATGATTTACAGACTGAAATCGGTCGCTTGGAATCTGTTACAGATGAAGAGCGTAGTAATCCGCAATTACAACGCACAGAAAAGGCGACAAACAGACCAGGTAATGAAGACCTTCGCCATTGGATTAAAACGGGTGAATTACGCTCTTTAGCAACGAATACAGATAGCGGTAAAGATGGTGGCTATTCTGTTATTCCAATGTTAGATAAAGAGGTTATGACACGTTTAACAGATGATTCTGTAATGCGTCAAATCTGTAATGTTGTTCGCTTACCTGTTGGGGCTAAAGAGTATAAGAAACTCGTTTCTGCAGGTGGTGCAGTAATAAATCATATTGGCGAAGGTGAAGCACGAACAGAAACCAACACCCCGAAAATGAATGAAGTAACGATTGAACTTCATAACATTTATGCTTACCCGAAAACAACACAAGAAATCTTAGATTTTGGTGGGGTTGATATTTTAGGATGGCTAACGGATGAAATTTCAGAAACATTCACCGAAACAGAAGAAACCGACCTAACCAATGGTAACGGCACAAAACAAGCAAAAGGTTTCTTGAATTACCCAAGAGCTGCAACCAACGATAAAACTCGTCCATTTGGCACATTGCAAAAAATGGAAATCCAACCATCAAAACTTACTGCAGATGTATTAATTGACTTGTATTTCACCTTACATAGCAAATACCGCAAAAATGCCGTGTGGGTTATGAACTCACAAACAGCAAGCACATTGCAAAAACTTAAAAATGGCAATGGTGATTATATCTGGCGAGATGGTTTACAAGCAGGCTCACCTGCTACCTTATTGGGTTTACCTGTTTACTACTTGGAAACAATGCCAGAGGCAAGCGGCACGAATCCATTCCTTGCAGTAGGTGATTTCAAACGAGGCTACACCATTGCAGATCATGAAACAGGCATCAGAACAAAACCTGATGCAATTACTGAGCCTGGATTCTACAAAGTCCATACCGACAAATATCTAGGCGGTGGTGTGGTTGATTTCAATGCTATCAAGGTATTAGAAGCCAAAGGATAAATCCTCTTAGGGGTATTCTGAATAGATGCCCCTTTTTTGTCTTAAGGAGAAGAAATGAAAGATTTAGAAATCCGTTCCTCTATACTCACGGCTGATAATGAAAATAAAAAGCTTGTTGGTTATGTCGTCCAATGGAACAAAGACAGCGAAGTCCTTTGGGGCGAATTTGTAGAGCGTTTTTCACCAAATGCCTTTAGTGATTCATTAAGAGCAGGAAAGGATATCCGTGCCTTATTTGAACACGATCACACTAAATTACTTGGCAGAACATCAAGCGGTACATTAAAGCTTGAGGAAGATGATATAGGCTTACGCTTTGAGCTATACCCACCTGATACACAAACAGGACGAGATTTACTAATTAGCGTTGAACGTGGCGATATTAGAGGGATGTCCTTCGGTTTTCTCACACAGCAAAACGAGTGGGATTTTTCAGTCGAACCGAACCTAAGAACCGTACAAAAAGCCGAACTAATCGAAATCACTGTTACCAGTGTTCCTGCTTATCCTGATTCAAGCTTAGAAGTCTTAAAGCGTTCTAAGGTGATGGCAAAAAAAGGTGATCACCCTTGGCAAGATGCAAATCGAAAAAGAAAGTTAGAAGTGTTGGGGTTATAAATGTTTGGATTATTCAGAAAGAAAGCACCTGAAAACCGCAGCCTAACGATTGATGATATGTTTTCAGTAATGGGTGCAACCAATACAGGATCAGGCGAATTTGTCAGCCCTCTTAATGCGGAAACCTTACCCGCAGTCTTAAATGCAGTCAATGTCATTGCTCAAGCCGTAGCAAGTATGCCGTGCTATCTGTTTGAACTCAATTCAGACGGAAGAAAAAGAATAGAAAACCACAGCGTAGAATACCTGCTCAATGAAATGCCGAACCGCAATCAAACACCATACCAATTTAAAGAGGTGATGATGAGGCACGTTCTTTTAAGTGGTAACGCTTACGCAGTCATTGGGTGGGATGATAAAGGACAGCCCGAATCACTCACACCTTACCCACCTTATGCGGTTAATGTTCAAAGAACACCAAAAGGCACTTATATTTACCAGATTACCGATATTGACGGCAAAGTAAAAAACTACCTGCAGGATGAAGTGCTGCACTTACGACACGCATCACATGATGGCTTTATGGGAAGAAGCCCTATTACTGTTTGCCGTGAAGCTATCGGCTTGGGTATTGCTCAACAGAAACACGGATCGGCAGTAATGAAAAATGGCATGATGGCAGGTGGTGTGGTAACTACTGCCGAATGGTTTGATCAAGCCAAAGGCAAAAAAGCAATGGATGCCCTCAAACGCTATCAAGGTGCAAAGAATGCAGGTAAAACCCCAATCCTTGAAGGTGGGATGGAATACAAGCAGTTAGGTATGAGCAACCAAGATGCCGAATGGTTAGCAAGTCGTAGATTTACGATTGAGGATATCGCACGCATTTTCAATATTAGCCCAATCTTTTTACAGGATTACAGCCATTCAACCTATTCAAATTTTAGTGAAGCAAGTCGGGCATTTTTAGGGCAAACATTACGCCCACATTTAGTCAATTTTGAACAACAGCTAAAAGATGCCTTAATGATTGATCTATCAAGCAATCGTAAAAAACGTTATGTGATTGAGTTTGATACAAGCGACCTATTAAGAACCAATCAACAAGAAAGATTCAGCAGTTACGAAATCGCAATCAAAAGCGGAATATTAAGCCCAAATGAAGCACGCAAACGTGAAGGCTTACCACCTTATGAGGGCGGTGATGAATATAGCCAAGCTTGGAAACAAACCGTAGAAGTTAAGAAAGGGGCTAATGATGTCAAGGATGGTTAGAGCAGGAAAATTTGACAAGGTAATCACTCTACAAAAACGCAATATAGCAAAAGAGCCGATTATCAAAACAAACGATAGCATTTATGCGTGGGAAGATTTTGCCACTATACGAGCATCTATTGAGCCATTACAGGGACGTGAATACTTTAGCGGTCCTTTTCAGCTAGGCGAAAACATTATCCGAATTAGGATCAGATATATAGCAGGATTAAATCGAAAGATGAGAGTGAAATACGGCGACAGGATTTTACAAATCTATTCTGTGATCGATTCCCAAGAAAAACATAAAGAAATTCAGTTAATGTGTAAAGAAGGTGAAGCCCACGAATATTAAGGAATAGAAAACATGGCAAGAATTGATATAGAAGAAATAAAAAATCATTTACGCATTGATCATGATTTAGATGATGAACTCTTAGAGGTGTTAGCAGATTCAGCCCTTGAGGTTGCTCAAAATCATATAGGCAAACGTTTTGCAGATACAACCACAGAGGAAACTGTTCAATTTACTCAAGGAATAAAAGTAGGTTGCTTAATGTTTATTGGCCATCTATATGCAAATAGAGAGATAGTAAGTGATGTTCAACTCTATGAAGTGCCAATGGCAATTAGTGCTTTATGGAATCCATACCGAGAGTTAAGTATATTCTAAGGACGTTATGCCATATCAACCATTAAGACGTTGCACCTTCCCTGGTTGTCGTAATCGTGTGAAGTCTGGCAGATGTGAAGAACACAAGCCAAAGGATAATAGAGAAAGTGCAAGCAAAAGAGGATATGACCACAGATGGTCAAAGTACAGAGCCGAATACTTAAAGCATCATCCATTATGTGTCATGTGTTTAGATAAAGGAATATATACACCTGCAACAGTCATTGACCATATTAAGCCAGTAGAGAACGGACAGCGTGATCCGCTTTTCTGGGTGCAATCTAATCATCAAGCATTATGCCGTAACTGCCACAGCTACAAGACACGAGAAATAGATAAACGAGGATATGGCTCGAAAAAGTAACAAAAACCAATTTTGGTCTTTGCTTAAATATCAATGAGTTGTACCAATCCAATTTTGGATTGGCTGGAATATTCAGTTGTTGCGATATCACAACAACACAAGATTTATAAAACTATTTTCAGTTGTTTCGTTATCGAAACAGCTCAACCGTGGTGATATGGCCATAGTTCAGTTATAGACATATCTCTATAACTGGATCAGTCGTGGTGATATGACCACAAGTGCAACCGTTGCGATATCACAACAGTTCAACCGTAGAGATATGTCTATAGTTCAGTCGTGGATATACCTCCACAACTACAACCGAACTCATATGAGCTCAGTTCAACTATAGACATATCTCTATAGTTCAGTCGTGTTCATATGAACACAACTGAATACAAGTAAATGTAATAACAAAAACCAATTTTGGTCTTTGCTTTAAAAACAATAAGTTAAAAATAAATTATAGAGGTGGGGGGAGTATTGGAAAAAAATCACGAAAGCCAGAGAACCGCCCCCCCAATTAGATTTTTACGCACAATGATTTTTTAGAAAATATAGGAACATAAGGAAAGCAGATGACAAGGAAACGAACAATCAAAGCCCCTGATTATCTGGATGATATTGCAAAGGGGCAATGGAAATTAAAAATCAAAGCACTTTCAGAGCGTGGGGATATTACTGCAGAAGATTACACAAACCTTGAGTTATATTGTGTAAATTATTCTCTTTATCGCCAAGCTATACAGAACATAGCAGAACGTGGTTTCAGCATCACAAACAGTCAAGGTACAGAGGCACGCAATCCTGCCTTAACAGCTAAATCAGAGGCAGAAAAAATCATCATAAAAATGTCTGCTTTGCTTGGCTTTGATCCAGTTAGCCGAAGAAAAACACCAGTAGATAACGAAGAATTAGACGAAATAGACAATCTATGAGTATCTGGAATGATTATGCTAATGGGGTAAAAAGTGGCGAAATAGTGGCTTGTAAACGCATAAAACAAGCCGTAAACCGCTATTTTAATGACTTAAACAACCCCATTTACTATTTTGATGATGAAGTAGTTGAGAAGTTTATAAAATTCTCTCGATTATGTCCGCACGTCAAAGGTCATTTATATAAACAGCCAATAGAGCTATCTGATTGGCAAATCTTCCTCTTTGCTAATATCTTGGGGTTTAAATACCGAGAAACAGGATTAAGAAAATACCGTTCTGCTTATGTACAGGTAGCAAGAAAGAACGCTAAAAGCACCATTGCAGCAATTCTAGCTAATTGGTTTCTAGTAATGGAAAAAGGGCAGCAGGATATTTACACCGCTGCAGTCAGTCGTGATCAAGCAAGAATAGTATTTGATGATGCAAAGAAAATGGCAATGTTATCCAAGCCATTAAGTAAGCGTTTAACTATCCAACAGCACAAAATGCTTTTTATGCAAAAGAATAGCCTAATGCGACCGCTTGCAAGTAAATCATCAACTATTGAAGGAACTAACCCAAGCCTTGCGATTGTGGATGAATACCATTTACACGCTGATAATAGCGTTTATTCTGCTTTAGAATTAGGACAAGGGGCAAGACCAGAAGGGCTATTATTTGCAATAACCACCGCAGGCAGTAATACCATTTCAGCTTGCAAACAGCATTATGATTATTGTTGTCAAATCTTAGATGGTGCAGAACAAAATGAATCTATCTTCATTCTGATTTATGAGTTAGATGATGAAAGTGAAGTAGATGATCCTACCCAATGGATAAAAGCCAATCCAAACATTGGTAAATCAATTCCATTTAAAGACTTTGAGAACACGATAACCAAAGCAAGGGGAATACCTTCCGAATGGGTAGAAATGCTGACTAAACGCTTTAATGTGTGGTGCAATGGCTCTACCCCTTGGCTTGGTGAAGGTAACTGGAAAGCGTGCGAGAGAAGCTATCAAGAGAGTGATTTACACGGCAAGGCTTGCTATATGGGATTAGATTTATCCAGTACCAACGATTTAACCAGTATTTGCTATGTATTCCCAACCGATAATAATCGAGTAAGGTTGATCACACGGCACTACATTCCCGAATACCAACTAAAAAACGTGGCAAACAAGAACAGAGCAATCTATCAGCAATGGCAAAGGATGGGATGGTTACGCATTACTAAAGGCGACTGTATCGACTATGACAGAATCAGAGATGATATATTCAATGATGCAGAACATTTTGAAATTAAGATGATAGGCTTTGACGTTTGGAATGCAACACACCTACGCACACAATTACAAGGCTATGGCTTAGAGGTTGAACCATTTCCTCAAACTTACCAACGATATAGCCCCGTTGCAAAATCCGCAGAGGTACTAATCAATCGCCAAGTTATCGAACATAACGGCGACCCTGTTCTATCTTGGGCTTTATCAAATGTGGTGATGGAAAGTGATGCAAATGCCAACATCAAACCAAATAAGAAGAAATCAGCCAACAAGATAGACCCTGCAATAGCTTTCTTAATGGGATTAGGAACGTATCAGCTTGAGTATGGGGATTTAGCCTTTGATATGACAGAAGAACAACGGCAGGAATTAGACACATTTACAGGCATTGATTTATAGGAAAATATATGAGCATTAAAATCACAGGTTTAAAAGAGATTGAACGGAATATCAAAAGAAAACAAAAAGAACTTGAACAAGCAGCAAAAAAAGCTATTAGGAAGTCGCTTAATGAAGCAGCAAAAGAGTTAGAGAAAACAGCTAAACCACTTGTACCTACATTAGGAAGAAGCACTGATTTTAGACAGAAAGGTAGTGTTAAAAATAATATACGTCATAGAACAAAAGTTCGGAAAAATGGCTTATCTGGTTATACCGTAGTAAGAGTAAGACGAACAAAAGGCAGACGGATGGCTAGAATCGGAGAAAACACCAGAGACCGCACCGACCCGTTCTATTGGTTTTTGCTTGATCAAGGAACTAGCAAAATGGAAGGGAAACATTTTATGGAAAAAACCAAAAAACAAGGGGGCGATAAAGCTCTCAAAAAAGCTGAAAAAATCCTTGTAGATGAACTAAAAAAACAATTTAAGTAATTGTTGAATATACAGCTATTTTTGATATATTGAAATAAGTTGTTTCTCTTTTATTATGAGGAAAATTTATGATCTCATGGCAATCTTTATCGATTGTTGGTGTGTGTTGGATATTATTAACTGGGCTATTTAGGGTGTTTTTTGGGAAAAATCGAGATAACAATTCAGACCCAAAAGAGTTAGAAGATAGTGAGGAAATTTTATTCCCGAAGAAATCCAACCATTTTAGAAATTCAAATATGAAAAATAAAGACCTCACAGAAAAACCATTTGCATCAGGAAAAGTATCCTGGGTTAATAATAAGACTGGAGAAAAAACCGATTTATTTGATATTAAAATTGATATTGAAAATAGTAAAAATTAATCCAAATAAAACACGTCTAGGCTGATCACCGAAAACTAGCACCTTACTAGCTGGCGTGTTCCTCATAAGGTAATAAATGATGAAGGAGCATTTATGACAAACTCTAGGGTATTGCCAAAGCCTGCATATTCACTAGATGATGCTGTTAAATACATATCACAAAATCATAATATTGATATATCAAAAAAAGATTTGATTGAATATATACAAAATGAGGAATTACAGGCATCAATATATGTGTGTGGAAATGTTGATTCTCTATACTCAATAAATAAAAAAAGTATAGGGAATAAGATTTCAACATCAATTATTAGATTAATTGTATCAGAAACAAATATCTGTAATCGACAATTTAGAAATTACTCTACTGATGCACCAATACCTTTAGAAATACATAATGACTACTTTTTCTTATCCGTTTATATAGATGCAGACTCTGAAGATTACAGGAATTTACTTACCTATCAAAAATTTTGGCATAACCAAAAATCAAAACCATTAAAGTTAGCGGAATTTTCTGGATACATGCATATATATCCATATGAGTTTTCAAGCTACAATGTGGATGAATTGTTAGAAAAAAACTACATTAGCGATATAAATTCAATATTTTTCAATGATAGCTTCTCAATACAAATAGAAATAAAAGATCATATAAAAATACAATTAAATGATATTGTTATATTGCATAATAATTTGATTAAATTTTTAGAAATGTTTTCTATTATTGATTCAAGCTATTCACACCCAGAAGAGATCAAAAAGCTAACGGATAAAATAAAAGAGTTAGAAAAAGAAATCCTATCTAAAGACAAAACAATAGAAGAATTAAGCTCACAAAAAAGTAAGAAACCATCTCCTGCCTCTGATAACAAGAAAAATGCTTTTATTAAATCCTTACTTTATATTCATTATGGTGAGAAGATTGCAGAAAACCCAAGACCTCATGTTCATGATCCAAATAGTAGTCCAATAAGTGCGAATGGTGCAATCCAAAGATCTTTTGATGAAAACGGGCTTAGTAAGCACCTCCCAACAGGAAAAACCTTACTGAACTGGGTAAAAGGCATAGAGTTAGATATAAAAGAATAGCTATATACAGGAAAACACTGGAAAGTTCGGGAAATTTCCAGAATTACAAATTTTAAGGCATAAGATTCCTATCGTTCGAACAACTTCGCAAAGTTATGCATAACTTCACCAAGTTTAACTAACGATAGGAATTTTTTTTATGGAAAATTTACAACCTCAAAAACTCATCACAACGGCTGAATTACTCAAATTTACATCTTTTGGTCGTACCAAATTAAATGCTCTTGTTAAAGCAAAACAATTCCCTCAACCAATCCGATTCTCTCAAAACTTTATCCGTTGGGATTTAGAGGAAGTTAATGCGTGGATTGAAGCACAAAAGGCGACAAGGGGGTAAGTATGAGCTGTGAAATTGAAACACAATTAACCGATGAAGAAATCAATCAACTACCAATCTCAATTACTAGAGAACTGGTATTCCCGCATTTCTCTATTGAGTATGACACTGAAAAAGATATGTTTTTCTCAATTTATCGCTTAGATAAAACTAGATATTTTACTGATGATTATTGGTTAGAAAATCTTGATGCCTTACTTGATGTTATCTCATTTAAACAAGCAACTTCTGACGTTCCTTTATTGGTTACATCTGCTGATTTAGGACTTATTTATCAGTTAAGACCACAAAAAACAATCATTGATTTAGATACAAAAAACCGAGTTTATCAATAAATGGAAGTAATCAACGGACGCAATTTTGCGTTGGTTAGCCGATCCAATTTTGGATTTACCGCATCAGTCAATAAACCTTTACCAAAACAGTAAAAAACCACTAACAAAAATTGTACCTAGTAGCAAAAAACGCACCTAGTTACAAATTGTTAGTGGATATTTAAGGAATGAAATCTATGGTAAATAATACACCTTTTGTAGAAAAATGGGTAAAAAATCCCATAAATCTATACCCTAAATTTAAAAAATGTGAACAAAATCACTTTACAAACTGGCTCAATTTATTTTATTCTAATTACGCATTAGCAAAATCTAATGCCGAGCCTGGAAACTCGAACTATAAATCAACGGCGAACAGTAGCACGCCTTTAACTCGTGCTTTTTTTGTTTGTAGCACACGCACACCTAAAATAGATCTATCTACTGATAGTCTATTCTCTATGGTAGCGTGTAATGGGAAAGGTTTCGCCCTTTGCTGTGTTCCGTTGATCGCAGTTTTCCAGCCCGTTACACGTTACCGCCCAAGACTGGAAACTTTAGCGGTAACTCTAGATAAAATCATCAACGGAGTTACGACAATGATCTATCAATTTCTAGGCATATCTCGCCAACATTACGACAAAACCAAAGCAGAACAAATCCGCATACTTGCTGAAAACGAAACACAAGCTAGAGCCTTTAAAGCTCGTGAATATGTTTTGATTCCAGTTGGTCGCTTGCCTGATTCCGCTTTCAATGCGAACACTTTTAACGCTTTGGAGGTGGCTCATGTCTAAGACTTTCACTATTTCACAAATTGATCTAGATGTTTTATTTCAATACCAAGAAGAAGCCGAAGCTATCGTTACCTTGCTACAGCGTTGGACAGAAAACAACGAAGAAGTAACCGCTAATAAAGCTTTATCAGTATTAGAAAGTTGTTTATGGAAGATTTATACAGAGTTGAAACGCATTGAGGGGGCAAAAAATGGCAAATAAGGCGACAAGACAAGCAGAGCAAAAAACATTTACTTACATTAAAGACGTCTTACCACAACCAGAACTAAATGCTTTTAAAAATGCTAAATCGTCTTTGTGGAATGCTCAATCAATGCTAGAGGTAATCGCTCGAGCAGATATTCAAGATATAGAACCGCATATCTTACAAAGTGCGATTAGAGGCATTAATGAAATCGTACTCGATAGCGTGGCACAACTGGAGGAGCTTTAAGATGAAAGTTTTATATCAAACAATCGCTTATAAATCCAGTTCGCAGGTAGAAGGTACTCCATTTGTTCTTGCTGAAAATGTATCTTTTGCAGAAGCCAATCGCATAGCAAAAGAGGCTATGGAACAAGACCAAGATATCTATTCTACTCATGTGCAACGGGCATTTAATCCAGGACAAGCAGAAAAGCTACAAGGTGATCGCTTTGATAATTGGATTACAGGGGGTAATGATGAGTAAATTAATTTCAGCCCCAAACTTCAAGAAACAGGCGAAACAGGTTGATGTTTTTACTGATTGGATTGTTCTAGTCGGTGATGGTGCAATGGGGGCTTACTATCACAACAAGAAAGCAGGCGAAGGTGTACAGTGGGGGATGATCCGAGATACCTATAAACTTTCTTTAGATAGAGTGCCTGTAATTATTGATAGTAAATCATTCGATCAGATTGAAAACCTGAAAATAGCTCCAGAAGACCAAAAATTCATTAAGATTATTCAAGTGGGGGATATCCCCACTTTAGCCAAAGACTGCAACTGTTTAAAAACTCGTATTTTGATGAACTTGGCTCAAAATATGAAATCACTTTCTGTGGTGGAATGGTTAGACAATGTCCTACAAGGTGAAAACGTCTTACCTGAAATTGAGAAAATCAAAAATGGTCAATCGGCAATCGCTGAACTGATGCAACAAAAAGTCGATTCAGAAGTAAATATTGATTTAAAACAAAAACAATTTACCCAAAAGGAAATATTGGAAGCCTTTTTGCGTTGGCACAAATCGCCTTTAAGACGTGATATTACTTTAGGCGAAACATACCAATATAACGATATATATTGGGAAATTGTGAGTGATGAAATGTTGCACCGTAAATGTATGGCTTTCTATGAGGCATTTAATGGTGATTATACTGCAGCAAGAATCAAACGATTAGCAGAACTCGTCATCATGAAAATAGAAGAAATGCCACAAGAACAAGCAGGCTATATCGGTTTTAAAAATGGTGTATTGAATAAGAAAACGGGTGAGTTTTCCGCTATCAAAGCATCTCATTATTTACGCTATATTGAGAAATTTGAATGTAAGGTTGATAGTCTTGATACACCGCATTTTAACCAATGGTTAGACTTTGCAAGCAATAATAATGCAGAGAAAAAAGACGTACTACTGGCAGGCTTGTATATGATTCTTACTAATCAGCACGGGTGGCAGTTATTCCTAGAGGCAACAGGGAAAGCAGGTGCAGGGAAATCTGTATTTGGTGAGATTGCAACTATCATCAATGGTACAGGTAATACTGCAATCATTAATTTACAAAGTATGGAAGACCCAAAAGGGCGATCCATTCTAATAGGGAAAACATTTGCCTATTCACCAGACCAAAAACATTATAGAGGTCCTGCGGATGAATTAAAGAATCTCACTGGTGGCGACCAAATCAAAGTAAAACGGCTCTATAAAGATGAAATCCAAGTTAAAGTAGATGCCGTCTTTATGATGACCACGAACTACCCTATCACTTTCACAGATAGAAACGGGGGTATAGCAAGACGAAGGGTGATCATATTATTTGATAGAGAAGTACCAGAGAATAGCCGTGATGTGAATTTTGTCGATAAAGTAAAATCAGAGGTGTACGGCATAGTAAATCTGCTTTTGAAAAGATTTTCTGATCCAACAGAGGCAAAAACTATCTTAGAAACACACAAGCGACAAAATGAAGGTTTATTAGTAAAAAGAGAATCTAATCACTTGGTAGCTTTTGCTGATGCTTTCTTTGTTGATGACAAAAAACCTTCTTCTATGATATGGGGAAGTAATAGCACGAAGAAAAAGGACAGCGAAGCAATTTATAAGGCATATTTATTTTACTGTAATTGTATCAATATCAAGCCTCTTAACTTGCAAGCTTTCAAGCAGTCATTATCTGATGCACTAAAGGAATCTGGCCAGAAAACAGAGTTAAGAGAACTACCAATAAAAGACGGTTACATTCGATTAAATGTTCATTGGAAAGACTACCATAACACCATCAAAAGATGGGAAGATGGCTAATACAGGGGGCGGAATAACCGCCTTTTTTATGCAATAAATCCAATATTTCGCAAAGTTCACTTAAAACCTCACTTTCTCACTTTACTCTCACTTGCAAATTCACTTGAATTTTAACCTTTAAAATCAATATATTATTAAAAAATTAGCTTAAAATAAGTGGATAAGTGAATTTTGATAGAAAAAATATTTATTTTTTTATTTTATTTTTTTCTTTGGTAGAATTTAGCTGTAAACCACAATGATTATTCGTTATGTGGAATGAATTTAATGTAACACAAATAGTAACACAAGAAAAAACAATAATATATTAAACCAATATATTTCAATATGTTATATTATAAAACCGAATCCACCCGGTCCCTATCGTAACTTCTCGTTTAGCCCTTGCAAATACTAGCTTTAAGCCACTTTTTTATAATTTTACTATACGCAATATCTCGCTGATCTTAGTAACTATAAATTATGATATTAAAAATAAAAATGGTATTCAGCAACTTTGAATTACGCTACATCTACACTATCTATATTTATTAAAATATTATTCATTTAGAAGTACTACAATTCATCCATTCTCTTTTATAAGCTTACAAAATTTAGAATATTACCTTTAAAATCAAACATATAAATCTTAGGATTTAACTATAAATTTGTATTTATTAGTATATTATGCTAAAATTTTACAAAACTTTAATATTATAAATATATAAAATTACATTTTTTGGTAAAAAATAGTGCTTTATTTCAAAGGAGAAAATCAATAATGCAAACTCTCACCGCTTATATTCATGGGCAATTTGTTGCTGTTCGTGAAAATGCAGAAACTTTTAAAAATATCAATCCCGCCACTAATACAATTCTATCCCATGTTCAACAAAGCGATGAAAGTGAAGTACAACATGCCATTGAATCTGCCCAACAAGGACAAAAAATATGGGCTGCAATGACAGCCGTTGAGCGTAGTCGTATTCTTCTTAAAGCCGTTGAATTATTACGTGAAAGAAATGATGAATTAGCCAAAGTGGAAACACTAGACACAGGTAAACCATTATCAGAAACATTATATGTTGATGTGGTAACGGGTGCAGATGTGATTGAATACTATGCAGGCTTGGCTCAAGCTATCGAAGGTCGTCAAATTCCGTTACGTGAAACCGCTTTTGTTTATACCCGTCAAGAGCCTTTAGGCGTTGTAGCAGGTATCGGAGCTTGGAATTATCCAATACAAATTGCCATGTGGAAAGCAGCCCCTGCGCTTGCAGCGGGTAATGCGATGGTATTTAAGCCAAGTGAAGTGACACCAACAGGTGCATTAAAACTGGCTGAAATCTTGACTGAAGCAGGCTTACCTGATGGTGTGTTTAATGTTGTTCAAGGTGACTGGCGTGTCGGTGAAGCATTAAGTACTCATCCTGAAATTGCGAAAGTCTCTTTCACTGGTGGCGTGGTCACTGGTAAAAAAGTGCTATCACAAGCGGCAAGTTCTTCATTGAAAGATGCAACAATGGAATTAGGTGGTAAATCACCATTAGTGATTTGCGAAGATGCAAATTTAGATTTAGCCGCTGATGTTGCTTTAATGGCGAATTTTTATAGTTCTGGACAAGTGTGTACAAATGGTACACGTGTTTTTATTCCAAATAGCATCAAGTCAGCCTTTGAAGAAAAAGTATTAGAGCGTGTAAAACGTATTCGTATTGGTGATCCACTTGATGAAAATATTAACTTTGGTCCATTAGCGAGTTTCCCGCATATGGAAAAAGTCTTGAAATATATTGAACAAGGTAAAGCCGAAGGGGCAAAACTACTTACTGGTGGTTATCGTTTAACAGAAAAAGGGCTTGATCAAGGCGCTTATGTTGCACCTACCGTGTTCACAGATTGCCGTGATGATATGTCGATTGCAAGCGAAGAAATCTTTGGTCCAGTGATGTGTATTTTAGGTTACGATACAGAAGAAGAAGTGATCGTTAGAGCAAATGATACAGAATATGGTTTAGCTGCTGGGGTGGTTTCTAGTGATATTAAAACCGCTCATCGTATTATCGCTAAATTAGAAGCGGGTATTTGCTGGATTAACTCTTGGGGTGAATCTCCGGCACAAATGCCTGTGGGTGGTTATAAACAATCAGGTATCGGGCGTGAAAATGGTGTACAAACACTAATGCACTACACTCAAACTAAATCAGTATTACTTGAGTTAGATGAATATCAATCAGTGTTCTAATCACTCGATCATAAAACGAATTAAATATACAAAGATAAAAATAAATAATTAAGGAAATATATGACGTTAAAATTATCTTATGACTATATCATTATCGGTGCGGGTAGTGCTGGTAATGTCCTCGCAGCAAGATTAACTGAAGATGAAAATATCTCAGTACTTTTGCTAGAAGCAGGTATTCCAGACTATCGCTTTGACTTTAGAACACAAATGCCTGCTGCATTAGCAATGCCTTTACAAGGTAGAACTTATAACTGGGGTTATAAAACCGATCCTGAACCACATATGAATAATCGCCGTATGGATTGCGGTCGAGGTAAAGGATTAGGAGGATCATCATTGATCAATGGCATGTGTTATATCCGCGGTAATGCACTAGATTTTGATCACTGGGCAAAAAATGATGGCTTAGAAGATTGGACTTACTTAGATTGCTTACCTTACTTCAAAAAAGCAGAGCAACGTGATGCTGGGGAAAATGATTACCATGGTGGAAGTGGTCCTGTACATGTTACCACTGCTAAAGCGGGGGTTAATCCACTGTTTGAAGCTATGATAGAAGCAGGTGTAGATGCAGGCTATCCTCGTACAGAAGATCTTAACGGCTACCAACAAGAAGGTTTTGGTCCAATGGATCGATTCGTTACTCCGAAAGGCCGTCGTTCATCAACTGCCCGTGGCTATTTAGATATGGCAAAACACCGTGATCGTTTAACCATCCTAACAGGTGCTTTAACTGATGTGATTTTATTTGATGGTAAACGTGCAAGAGGCGTACGTTTCAGCCATAAAGGACAAGTCCATAGCATTGATGCTAATAAAGAAGTATTACTTTGTGCAGGCGCGATTGCCTCTCCACAAATCTTACAACGTAGTGGCGTTGGTCCTGGTGCTTGGTTAAAAGACGTTGGTGTTAGCGAAATCCTTGATTTACCGGGCGTAGGAAATAACCTACAAGACCATTTAGAACTTTATATGCAATATGAATGTAAAGAACCAGTTTCAATTTCCCCTGCGAATAATTGGTGGAACAAACCACCTATCGGTGCAGAATGGTTATTTAAAGGAACAGGACTTGGCGCAACCAACCATTTTGAAGCGGGTGGATTTATCCGTAGCCATGAAAAATTTGAATGGCCGAATATTCAATATCACTTCTTACCAATAGCGGTGCGTTATGACGGAAGAAATGCAAGTAAAGCCCATAGTTTCCAAGCTCACGTAGGTTCAATGCGTTCGCCTAGTCGTGGTCGAGTGAAATTAACCTCTAGAGATCCTGCTCAACATCCAAGTATCTTATTTAACTATATGAGTCATGAACAAGATTGGGAAGAATTTAGAGCGGCTATTCGTATCACACGTGAAATTATGAATCAACCTGCATTAGATCGCTATCGTGGGGCTGTTATCTCACCTGCGGAAAATCTGCAAAGCGATGCAGAACTTGATGAATACGTACGTAACCATGCAGAAACTGCTTATCACCCATCTTGTACTTGTGCAATGGGAACAGGTAATGATGCTGTTGTAGATGGAGAAGGCCGAGTACACGGGTTAGAAGGATTGCGTGTAGTTGATGCATCAATTATGCCAACAATCATCACTGGTAACCTAAATGCAACCACTGTCATGTTAGCTGAAAAAATTGCAGATAAAATTCGTGGGCGTATGCCATTACCAAAATCTACAGCTGATTATTATGTTGCAAATGGTGCGCCAGTGCGATCTGCACCTAAACGAGGATAAATAAAGAATATATTTTGGTAGTGATTTCGATTGCTACCAATATTACCTAATATCATCAATCATAATGATATAACTAAAATTAAATAATTAAAGGAAACTATATGCACAGCACTCCATCATCCAATGGCGGAGACGGCAATTTTTCTGTGAATAAAACAGTATTTATTGCTTCATCTGCTATTACCATATTACTAATCTTATTTACGATCTTATTCCCAACAATCAGTGAATCTATTTTAAGCAATTCTCTAGGTTGGGTCTCAGATCATTTTGGCTGGTACTACATGCTTGTAGTCGCCATTTACGGTATTTTCTCAATTTTTGTCGGGGTATCTCGTTATGGCGATATCAAATTGGGACAAGACCAAGAAAAACCAGATTTCCCTTTTCTCGCTTGGGCAGCAATGCTTTTCTCTGCTGGGATCGGTATTGATCTACTATTCTTTGGTGTATCTGAACCATTAACACATTACCTTTCTCCTGTACTTGGCGAAGGTGGGACACCAGAAGCTGCAAGAGCTGCAATGGCACAAACCTTCTTACACTGGGGGTTACATGGTTGGGGAATCTATGCTCTGATCGGTATGGCGCTAGCTTACTTTGCTTATAGAAAGAATATGCCATTAGCCTTAAGAAGCGCTCTTGTTCCTGTTTTTGGACAAAAACGTGTGGATGGTTGGTTAGGTAACACCGTTGATATCTTTGGTGTTGTATGTACCCTTCTTGGTATCGCAACAAGTTTAGGTATTGGTGTATTACAAGCTAATGCAGGCTTGACCCATGTATTTGGTATTGAATCAAGCAAGCTAGTTCAAACTATCATTATTGTCACTGTTGTTATTGTTGCTGGCTTATCGGCAATGTCTGGTGTAGCTAAAGGTGTTCGTCGCTTATCTGAAATTAATATGCTTGGTGCAACATTAATTTTAATTGCCTTACTCGTCATGGGACCAACTGTATTTTTATTCAATGGATTAGTTGATAATATCGGTAGTTATTTCCAAACTATTATCGATAAAACATTCCGTGTGTATGCGTATGAAGGTGCAGAGGCTGCTGAATGGAAATCATGGTGGACAATCTTCTTCTGGGCATGGTGGGTTGCTTGGGCACCATTCGTTGGATTATTCATCGCTCGTATTTCTCGTGGACGTACGTTAAGAGAATTCGTATTAGGTGTAATGTTTATCCCTCTCGGCTTTATCTTTGCATGGTTCTCTATCTTTGGTAATAGTGCAATTAGTTTAGTTGATGCAGGTAGTGCAACAGAACTTGCTGAAGTAGCTCTAGCTGAACCTGCAATGGGGATGTTCCTACTATTTGAACATTATCCACTTTCTGATTTATGGTCTACATTAGGCGTTATTATCGGTTTAATCTTCTTCGTCACATCTGCCGATTCAGGTGCGTTAGTATTAGCAAATTTAAGCTCGAGAAATCTTTCTAATAAAACGGATGCACCAATTTGGTTAAGATTATTCTGGGCTGGTGGTACAGGATTTATCACCTTAGGATTATTATTTGCAGGTGGTTTTTCTTCATTACAATCAGTATCAGTAATAGCGGGTCTTCCATTCTCCATCATTCTAATTATCTATATGATCTCATTATGGAGCTGTTTACGCCAAGAGGGTACAAAACGTAAAGCTTCACAAATTGATAAAGCGATTGTATTAGATAGCGGTAATAACTGGAAAAATCGCATTAACAGAATGGTTAGCTATCCATCACTTAAACGTGTATTAAGCTTTGTTGATACCACTCTATTCCCAGCAATGGAAGATGTTTCTAAAGAACTTAGAAATAAAGGCTTAGAGACAAAACTTATCAATGATAAAGAAAATAATCAGTTTACCTTTGAAGTTTTACATGGTGAAGAAATTGACTTTATTTATGAAGTATACTTAATTGAAGCAGTTAAACCTGTATTTTTACTAAGTTCTTCATCAAATGTTTCAAATGAAAAAGATAAACATGATATCTATTATCGTGCAGAAGTCTTCTTAGCTGAAGGTAGCCAAGACTACGATCTCTATGGTTATACTAAAGAACAAATTATTATCGACATACTCAACCAGTATGAACGCCATATGCAGTTCTTACATATGGAAAGATAATTGGTTAAATCTAAATAAAACTAAAATCGGTATCAAATTATAAGTATTGATACCGATTTTTTTATTTTCCCACCTACTTTTCTATCGTATCTAAAAAATTAATCCAGCTTATTTTTTTGCTCAGCTAAATTCTATGTGGTTAATCCTACTTCTTTCCTATGTGGCTGAATTTTTTCCAATCGCTAGATCGATTTCAGTGGCAATAATCTTGTTCATTTTTACTTCACTCATTAATTTACTCAATGAATAATATTTTTATTATTTATACTATTTTATTAACTACACTAAAATTTAGGGTGGAGTTGTAGAATTATATCTTAAATAAACATTCACTCTTTTAAAAATAATTCACAAACTTCAATATTTAATACTTATGCCCCGTACGCTGTTAGCTTCTAAAATTGATAAATATCAATTTAATTTAAGACAGGAATGGAGCATAAAAAATGGCTGATATAAAATCGAGATATTTTTAGTTTTAACTCTTAGGATTAATTACATGAAAAAATATGCTTTTTTATTACCCACCATATTTATATTATCTTCTTGCGCTATGCCTATCATTGAGCAACCTCGCTGGTATAAACAAGGCATTTCAGAATTTGAAACAAATAACTATCATGCGGAATGTGTTTACAACGTAGGAATGAATAAAGTTGAACCTCATAAAGAAATTGAACTAGTAAAATCTTGCATGGTAAAAGCAGGATTTAGATGGGGAATTCCACCTAAGAGTTAGAATATCATTATATTAATACAACCAAACAAGCGGTAACTTCCTTGTAAATATTTGCATATTTTATAGGGAAAGTTACCGCTTGTTTTGTCATTAATTTATCTATTATTGATAACTTCGATTTAAGAATCTGTCACTTAATGTACCTGCTACCATAGCACCATTTACATTTAAAGCTGTTCTACCCATATCAATTAATGGTTCGATAGAGATCAATAGTCCAACTAATTCTAGTGGTAAACCCAGTGCGGATAATACAACGATTGATGCGAAAGTTGCACCGCCACCAACACCCGCAATACCAAATGATGAAATAGCTACAATCAAAATCAAACTAAAAATGTAATTTGCACTAAATGGATCAATACCAACAGTTGGTGCAACCATTACTGCAAGCATTGCTGGATAAATTCCTGCACAGCCATTTTGCCCAATTGTCGCGCCAAATGTTGCGGAGAAATTCGCAATGACACTATTGTTGCCTAATTTATCTGTTTGAGCTTCAATATTTAAAGGTAAGGTTGCAGCACTTGAACGTGAGCTAAATGCAAAACTTAATACAGGTAATACTTTTTTGTAATAATCGAATGGATTGACTTTCACTACGAAAAGTAAAATGCCGTGAACGATAAACATTAATAAGATCGCAAGATAAGAGGCAATAATAAAGCTACCTAAATTAACGATATCTGCCCAAGCTGACGTCGCTGCCATTTTTGTCATTAATGCAAAAACACCATAAGGTGTTAAACGAATAATAAAGCGAACTAAACGCATCACCCATTGATTTAGTGTATCAACACCTTGGGCAATACGTGATCCCAATTCTTTATTTTCTTTTGCTAGGCTTAATGCAGCAACACCTAGGAACACCGAAAAAATCACTGTACTAATAATGGATGTTGGATTTGCACCAGTTAAATCTGCAAATGGGTTACGCGGAATAAAAGATACTAACAATGAAGGAATTGTTAATCCACTCACCGCTTCTGCTCTACCCGATACGCTAAGTTGTGCAGCTAATTCTCTCTCGCCTGCTACTAATCCTTCTGCGGATAAATTAAATAGATATGCCATCAAAATACCAATAGCCGCTGCAATCGCTGTAGTAATCAATAAAATAGATAATACGCTAAAGCTTACTTTACCTAGTGAGTTTGCTTGATGCAGGCGTGTAATTGCCGAGAGGATGGAAATAAACACCAGTGGCATTACGATCATTTGCAATAAACGCACATAACCATTACCCACGACATTTGTCCATTCTAATGTGCCATCGATAATTGATTTATCGTAAAAGTTTTGCAGTAACGCACCGCTTATTAGCCCTAAAAATAAGCCGATAAATACCGTCCAGCCCAATTTTTTAGTACGTTGGAAAATTTTAAATAACGCTATCAGGAAGATAGCAAAGATCACTAAATTAAAAATAATCATATTTAATTCCTCAAAAAAAATAATGGCGAGAATATCCACTCGCCATTATTATTTCCAATAAGCATTAACTATTTTTTATAACAAATTATTATAAAAATACTTTGCTTAAGATTTTATTGTTTTTGAGCCACAAATCTAATGACTTTGCCTTTGCCATTATGCAAAAGTCCCTCTGACAACTCGACTTCTTTTTCTTCTAAAACCCAAAAGTCAAAATCCTTAAAATCATCTTTTAGCTCTTCAATCGAAAACAATAACTCTAATTTATCTGGACCACCTACCTTTGGATTTTCAGTTCGATATGCTAAATGCTGCTTACTAAACGCTTCAAAAATAATGTATCCCCCTTTCTTTAAAAGAGACGCCAATTTTTTGTGGTAATCAGATCGTAAACTTGGTGGAAAATGAGCAAAAACAAGCCCTATCGCATCAAAGGATTCAGGCTCAAAGGCTAAATTAGGCAGTTCACCGACAACATAATTGATCGACGTTTGATTTTCCTCTGCTAATTTTAAGGCTTTTTTACGTCCTTCTTCGCTAATATCAAAGGCACTCACTGTCCAATTATTTTTGGCTGCATACACAGCATTTCGCCCCTCGCCTTCTGCCCCCAGTAAGATAGAGGCTGGCGATAACTTATCTAATTCATTCTTGAAAAAAGTGTTAGGCGTTTTGCCATAGACAAATTGTTCATTTCGATAATTATTGTTCCATTTATCCGCTAATGTATTCATATTTTAATTTCTAAACCCGCTTAATATAAAAAATAGCTATCTATAGTTGCTGTAATTTCCGCTATAGATAGCCTCTCAGTTATCTTGACCTACCATTATAAAAATCAAACAATTAAATACAATAGGTCAAGATAAACAAAATAGTTAAATAGTCTTACTCATCAGTGATATGCACTTTATCACTATTACCTGTTTCAGGTACTCTTAATAAAGCAACTAAGGATAAGACGCCATTTAATGCTAAATAAATCCCTACACCCATTAAGCCAAAGTTGGCATTGATTTGTAGGGTAATAATTGTCGCCACACTTGCGCCAAGAATACCCGCCACATTGTAGGATAACGAAGAACCCGTATAACGAATTTCCGTAGGAAATAATTCAGGTAAAATGACTGACATAGGTCCAAAGGTTGCCCCCATCAGTATCATTCCTACCATAAGGAACATAAATAATGAGGTTTCTGTGCCATTTTCTAAAAATAACGGTAAGGTAAACCCAAAGACAATAATAAGTAACGTAGTACCAATTAGGAATGGTTTACACCCCCATTTATCTGACAAAATACCTGATAATGCAATGGCAATAGCAAATACAAAAGAGCTGATAAGTAAGTATTTAGTGAATACTTGGGATGAAAAGCCAAGTCCTTGTGCATAACCTGCTGGCGATAATGTTGTTGGCGATTTTGCATAAATTTGTGCAAAGGCTGCCAAAATATAGAACAGCACATAGCCTGCGGTGGCAAGGAAAATGCCCGCTAAAAATACGCGATAATATTTTTTGAATAAACTCGCAACGGGTAAATTCACTAATTTGCCAGACTGTTTCGTTTTCTCAAAAACTTCACTCTCCCACAATGTCATACGAACATAAAGCCCGATAACTGTGGGGTACTAACTCTTTTTGCATAGGTAGAATGATAAATTTGGCGGGAAAAAATTGGCGGTAAAGTCTTGCGTGGTGGGGCTTTGCCGTTTTTTGTTGGGGGAAGCTATGCAAAAAACGAAAATGAGCAAAAATAGGTAAAAAATGGTTATTTTTGCATTATTTTTTGCATAGGTTCGATCAGGTTTTAAATGGTTTTTAAATAGATTTTAAAATACCTTAACCTTTTATTAAATAAAGTGTTTTATCGTTATATCCATTAACAACTATGTATATAGTTACTACCATTATTCGTATAAGTTAGACATAACAAACTAAGACAAATATAAAAATTAAGTCGGACATGACTAACTTCTTATCTATGCCTTATACATCAACCAATTGATGACAATAAGAGTAGTTATGATGTTGAAATAAACTATGACGTATTTAAGTCCAAGTTATTTGGCTTGTTTACGTTTATACGAGCTTAATTTACTACTAATGTTGTGATATAACGCATCCAACTGATCATTGCTGAGTTCAGTTATGCTTCCTACGCAATATCTTTCTTGAAGGTATTCTCTCAACCACAATTCTAAATCTAATTTTTTAACATTAATGTGAATGTAACTGTATTTCCGTTTACGCCAATCGTTGCCGATTTTCTTTGGAGCTGATTTTGATGAATTTAAACGACCAATCCATTTTCTAAGGTAGTTTTCTGCTTTTTCATATTTTTCTATTGGTATAAGTTTATAAGTTGTTACTCCACAATGTTTATTCAAGGAAGCCCATACTGCTTGAAATGTTTTGGGTTGTTTTTTTAGTTCATTCTCTAAATTAACCACCTCATTCACAAGATCTTTTAAGGTTCTTGCCATCTCTTCGTTGATGTGTTTGTTATCAGGTTCAACGATAGCCTTAGTTCTAGTTACATGTTTTTCCGTTGTTATATTATTAATAACTCCTTTCTCTCCGTAAATCACGTTATTGTTATTACCATCAACATTTTGCGATATTCCAGACTCTTTATTTTTATTTATATGTGTAATAGACCTAATGCCAGTTATAACATATTGAATATCAACTCCTAATTGTGCAGCTCGACCTAGGAATTCTGCCGACATACCACTTCGCCCTAACTCATTTAACCTTAATGTTTCTCTGTTTATTTCTGTTTGATGAGCAAAACTTGCTTGAGAATACCCTAATCTTGTTCTTTCTTCTACGAGCCTAATACCCATATCTTCTTTAGTGATAGTCATATCCATAAAAATCCCAGTCAAATATTATTGACATGCCAAAAATATTTGGCATATAATAAAGTTGTTTTGTTAGTAGTTGAATCAATCAATTTAATAAATTGATTGATTAAAGGGGATTTTATGGATCAAAAAGAAATTTATCAAGCATTAAAAGATAAAGGGCTAAACGCAGTTATTTTAGCAAAAGCTTTAGATGTTAGCGTCCAAGCCATATCAAGTACGATTAAAAAAGGAAAAGGGAGTTTGCGTATTGCAAATGCTATATCAATAGCTATTGATAAACCTATTGAAAAAACCTTTCCTTATTATGAGGAAAAGCAGTTACAACAACAGGCAAGAAAACAACAAATAGAACAGCTTAAAACAAAGCTATCTCAAGAAAACTGATTGAGGGGTGGTAAATGTCTGTTTTGCATAAATTTTACAGTATTAAAGAATTGGCGATCCTTAAATTAAGCACGTTGCCTCATAGCAATAGACGTATTTTAGATAAAGCAAAGCGTGAAAAATGGGAATTTCGTAAAAGAGAAGGTCGAGGCGGTGGTAATGAATACGCATTAAGTTCCTTGCCTGAAGATGTTCAAAATGAAATTTATGAGCGTGTTTCTGTTTCTGTAATAGCAAAACAACCCAAAAGACTGCCTGTTAATAAGTTAAATATGGATTTAGCCAATTTAACGAACAAACAGAGAGCAATCGCCGATGCTCGTATGGCATTGGTTCAGTATGTTCTTGATTTAGAGGAGTCTATGTCTCGAGTCAAAGCGGTTAATTACTTATGCGATCTTGCTCAAGGTTTATCTTTACCTCCGCATCTTGCAGATTTGATTGAGGTTGCAAATGCAAAGAAAGCCGATGGTAGAACGCTTGGTACTCGCACTTTAAATCAATGGGTGATTGATTACTGCAAGGCTGAAAACGTGGAGCAACGTATGAAGTTACTTGCTCCTGCGGTTAGACAGGAAAAAAAGCTAGAAGAGATTTGGTGGTTGAGTTTCTTTTTGGGTGTGTTTCGCAAGAAGAATGGGGTTTCGCTCAATGAGGCATATCGTGAATTTGAAATTTTGTGGTGTGAGCATTATGCCGACAATCCTGTTCTGCTTGAACAAATACCTAGCCTTAGCACTGTTCGTCGAGTAATGAATCGCCTTCCTTTATATGTGAAAGAGCACGGCAGACGTACAGGTTCGCACTATAAAACATTGTTGAGTTACGTTAAGCGTGATTGGTCGGTGTTAAGAGCAAATGATGTGTGGATTGGTGATGGTCACGCTATGAAGTTAAAGGTCGAGCACCCTATCAATGGTAAGCCTTTTACACCTGAGTTAACACTGATTATTGATGGAGCAAGTAGAAAGGTTGTCGGGTGGTCGATGGCTCTTGCGGAAAACGCTTTCGCTGTGGCTGATGCACTCAGACACGGTATTCAAACTCACGGTGTGCCTGCTATTTACTATTCAGATAATGGTGGCGGTGAGAAAAATAAATTCTTAGATGCGGAAGTTACAGGGATGTTGCCAAGATTGGGGGTTAGACACGAGACAGGGATTGCAGGTAATCCTCAAGGTCGTGGGATTATTGAAAGATTGAATAAAACGTTGGGCTTATTCATTGCTCGCCAGTTTGAAACGTATTACGGGGCGGGAGCAGATCCTGAAACGATAAGAAAAACATTGTATGGCGTGAACTCTTTAGCTAATGCAAAAGGTACAGAGCTTACACCATTACAGAAAAGAGCAAGGGGCAAGTTACCTAGCTGGCAACAGTTGTTAGATATGGTTGAGGTGTGTGTTGATTGGTACAACAACGAGCATATTCATTCAGAAATCAAGACGACACCCGCTAAAAAATATCAACAGATGTTGCATGAGGAAGATGTAGTAAGGCTCACTGATGTTGAGTTGAGAGATATGACCCGACCTGAGTTTATTCGTAAGCCTCAACGTGGCTAGATTAGTTGGAATAATAACAATTATTTCAATACCAAGTTACTAGATTTTGAGGGAATGGATGTAGTTATTGGGATTGATATCCATAACGCTGAACTGGTGCAGGTTCGTTCTCAACGATGGACGTTTTATCTGTGATGCGGTTTGGAATGGTAACACAAGAGAGGCGTTCCCTGTTTCTATGGTTGAACAGCAACGTAAAGAGCGACACAAACGTCGTGGCAATCTTAAACAAAGACAGCTTGACGATATTAATGCTGAGTTAAATCCAGTGATAACGATTGAGCAAACAAATGATTTTAGTCTTTTAACACCAGTTAAAAAGCCTAGTAGAGAAAAACAACCAATCTTCTTAACTCGTGCAGAAAAAGAGGAATGGGAAAGAAAACAAATAGCCGTAGGAGAATAAGCAAATGCAAAACCAACAACTTAAAGTCTTTATGGAATCAAAAGGATTCAACCAAAAGCAAGTTGCCAATCTATTCGGGGTATCTATTGCCACAGTTAGCCAGTATTTGAGCGGTAAATATCAAGGGAATTGTGAAGAGCTAGATAAGAAAGTAGATGAGCTGATGGCTCGCTATAAAGCGAAAGTGATTGAGGCTAAATACGACTCTTCTTTTGTGGAAACTTCAACGGCTAAAAGAGGCATGGAGATTATGGATTTTGCTCACGTTGAGGGGGAAATCAATGTGATTTTTGGTGCAGCAGGATTGGGAAAAACGCAAATGCTGAAGCAATACGCAAAAACGCATAGCTCTGCAGTGTTGATTGAGGTTGATCCAAGCTGTACGCCTAAAGTTTTACTACGTCGTATTGCGGAAAAGGTGGGAGTTACTGCGAAGGGTATTAATAGCGAATTGCTTGAGGGGATTGTAAGTAAATTAACTGGTTCTGAGCGTTTACTGATGATTGATGAGGCTGAACTACTCTCTACTCGCTCGCTTGAGTTTGTAAGACGTATTCACGACTTAACAGGTATTGGGGTTGTCTTGGCTGGTATGCCTAGATTACTAGTGAATCTTAAAGGTAAAAACAATGAGCTTGCTCAATTGTATAGCCGTGTAGGGTTTGCTTGTGATTTGGGGAACGCTTTACCTGATGAAGATTTGGGATTGTTAGCAAAATCAGCTTTAGGAACAGATGAGTATAACCCTCCGCTTATTAAAGCAAGCAAAGGTAATGCTAGACGGTTGAGTAAGTTAATGCGTGGTGTTGTAAGAAGTGCAGAGTTCAACAATATGGAAATCAGTAATGAGTTAGTTGAGCAGTATTCAAAAATGCTTATTAGTTAGGAGGAAAAATGGCAAGAGTTGAATCAATTTATGCCGTTTACAAGGGTGATAAGTTTTGCTTTGACGGAACAGCTAAAGAAATTGCTAAGGCTCTTGGTATTAAAGAGAGTTCAGTCAGAAAGATGAAAACACCAAGCTATCAAGCACGAGGCAGAAATATTACCACTATTGTTAAGTTAGATTTTGAAGAGGTTATTGAAGATGAAAGCGAAGACAAAACACACATACAACAGAGCTAATCAGTTGGCTTATAAGTATTTAAAGCAAGTTCAAAAGGCGATTATTCACTTAAACGCGTTCGGCTTTACGGTTTTAAACATTGATTTTACAGGCATTAAACCTCGAATAGAGGTCGATATAGGAAATAGTCAGGAGGTAGCAGATGAGTTAATCAAGCAGAGAAAAGCAATGTGGTATGCACAAGGATATAGTGAAAGGCTAGGAAGATGTAAGGGCTACTACACTATGTTAGAGGGCATTAGAGTTTACTGGGAAAGTGAGGCGTAAGCATGAAGAAAGTTATAAAGGAGTACCTAGATTCGATAGGCGTAAAAGTAAAAACTAAAAGAAAAGGGTTTTCTTTAGTTAAGCGAATTGGACAAGGAGCAGCTGAGCGCCCTGATGGAGATTTGTCTTTTGAGATAGTAGAAGGTACGAAAGGTATTGAAATAAGAGTTAAAGAGAATAAAAAGTACTGCGAAATCCCTTTTGATGCAATGTTGGAAATAGCAGATATGGTTGGTGCTTTTGATTTTGATGAAGGAGAAAAAAAATGAAAACACAAATTGATGGCAAGAACTACTGGGAAGATGCACAAGGGCGTCTTATGGCTGAAGACTTAATAAAAGACATTGATAAAGAGCGTGATGAATTGGTTAATGGTTTTATTGAAAAAGCCAAAGAACTTCAAGCCCAGATGAAAAAGTTCAAAGCTGAGGTTTCTGCTGATGTTCAAGCGTTTATAGAGCTGTCTGCGGAAAAATATGGTGTTCAGCTTGGTGGGCGAAAAGGCAATACCACTTTATTAAGCTTTGATGGAAAGCTTAAGTTACAAGTGGCTGTTAGTGAGCGAGTAGGTTTTGATGAGCGTATTCAAGCGGCTAAAGCGTTGATTGATGAATGCCTGCACGAGTGGTCGGGTGAGGCTCGTCCTGAGTTGAAAGTGTTAATCAATGATGCCTTCCAAGTTGATAAAGAGGGGAATTTGAGTACGCAACGAATCTTGTCTCTTCGTCGAGTTGATATTCAAGACGAACGCTGGACAGAGGCAATGAAAGCTATTTCCGATAGCGTTCAAGTAGTTGGCAGTAAAGATTACATTCGCTTCTATGAGCGTGATGCTCAAGGTAAATACATTCCAATTTCGCTAGATATTGCGGGGCTTTAAAACCCATTTAAACGCTCTTTAAATCGAATTTGAGGGGCGTTCATAATGTGTTTTAACGTTAATTAATAAGGAGTTTTTATGAAAAAACCAATGGTTTTAAGTGAATCCGCTCGCTTTAAATACGCAACCGAAGGTGCAGCTTATGCGGAAAGAAAAGGAGATTATAAAGAAGCGAGTAATAAATGGAATTATGCATCAAAGCTTGCTCCTAATGAGGCTAATAAGGAATGGTGTGTTCACCGTTGTGATTTTTGTGAACGATTAACAATAAGATCGTTTTAGGGGGAGTGAGTTATGCATATTCAGTACATTACATTCGATACATTCGATAAAAAACCAACAAAAGAGGATATTTTAAAAGCTCTAAGTGACGGTGAAGATGAGTGGTTTGATAGCTTTGTTGCTGAAGTAGGGTTTGATTCAGGGGCTATCGCTAAAGAAATTTTAGAAGATCAATACGCTGCTTGGGAAATGTATCAAGAAGATGAGAGCATTTATATTGTAGTTATTAATCCCAACAAGGAAGACGAATATCACGTTCATCGAGTTTCTGTTGGGTATGTTATGTGTGCTTCTTCTAAGTTTATCGAGATATATAACTAAGGATTAATTATGGAAAATACAGAAAAACAAATGTTAAAAGAAAGACTTCTTGATGTTGCAGAGGGGGTTCATCAAGCGAAAGATTGGATTGAGGCTGACGACTATGATTTAGCCTTGATTCAATTAAATGATACCTTGAGATTACTCCAGAAAATGAAAACAAAAGTAGCTTTGGAAATTTTTAGTAAAAAGGAGACAGTTATGTAAACACAATCAACCCCACCGCCCCACAAAACCTTCTTATTTGCTTAATGCTGGGGCGGTTTGATTAGAGAGAATATTAAAAAATGACCGCATTTTTTAATGTTTTTTTAAGGAGGTTAAATGGATAAGAAATACAAATTAACTGATGAGACACTTACGTTAAGCAATGGTGTTAAGTTGTACAGAATAAAAGCGTTGAAAAGTTTTGGTGAGGTAAATAAAGGCGATCTTGGTGGTTTTGTTCAATCAGAAGATAATTTATCTCATAAAGGCAATGCTTGGGTGTATTGCAATGCTCAGGTTTATGACGATGCTCATGTGAGTGGTAATGCCAGTGTTTATAGTGATGCTCAAGTGTCAGGTAATGCTCAAGTGCGAGACTATGCGGAAGTGTCAGGTAATGCTCAAGTGCGAGGCTATGCGGAAGTGTCAGGTAATGCTCAAGTGCGAGGCTATGCGGAAGTGTATGGTCGCGCTTCTGTGTCAGGTAATGCTCAGGTATATGGTAATGCTCAAGTGTATGGGCGAGCTAGCATATATAATCATGCTTTCGTGTACGGCAATGCTTGTGTGCATGGTCGTGCTTGCGTAAGAGGTAATGCGTTGGTGCGAGGTGATGCTGATGTGTGTTTCTATACCAAGGTTTATGGTAATGCTATAGTGTCTGGTGATGCTAAGATTTATAATTCAACGGATATAATTTGGTTCTCGCACGTTGGGACAGAAAATGGCACATTAACTGTTTTTAAGGGAAAAGCAGGTAATCTTCTTGCAACAATAGGTTGTTTTTATGGGACAGTTGATGAGTTCCTTGAAAAATCAGCCAAAGTGCATGACAAGAGAGTAAAAACCGAGTATCAACTTCTTATAAAAGTTGCCAAATCAAGAATACAGCACAATCAGCTTTAACGGGAGAAAATAAAATGAGAGTGAAATGCCCTGCGTGCGGTGCTGTGAACTCTTTGGATGCGTTGATTGCCCACGATGCAGCAAGCGAGGCTTTAAATGCTGCTTTGTTGCTTAATGGGGATTTAGGCAAAAAGCTTGTAAGTTATTTGGCTTTGTTTCGCCCCTCAAAATCAGCTTTAACCTTCCAAAGAGTGACAACGCTACTTAATGAGCTGCAACCAATGATTACAGCACAACAAATTAGTCGAGATGGTCAATATTACCCTGCTCCAGTAGAGGCTTGGGTATATGGTTTTGAAAGTGTTCTAGCGAAACGTCAGGATTTAAAGCTACCGCTTAACAGTCACGGTTATTTGCTTGAGATCATCAAAAACTGGAAGCCTAAAACGGCAAATCAAGCCCTTTCAGTTGTTCAAGCAGTAAAAAATGACAATGTGAGTACATCAAAAACAGTAACCGCTATACAAGGAGCAATGCAATGGGCGAACAATGGCTAAAACAGTCGCTTGCCTCAGGTGTGTCTATGCTACTTCTTTTAAGATTAAAGAACGCTCCACCAGAAGATGCGATTCAACCCACATTAGAAGCGTGGTTTAGGGTAATTACTTATAAGAAAACGTGGGATAAAGAGCTAGACCGAGCAAGATTTGAATCAGCGTTTATGTATTTAGCTCAAAATTGCGATAAATTCCCCAGCCCAAAGCAACTATTGGAGGCAATGCCTAAACGAGAATTTAAAGAACTCCCCCCCCCTGAAATCACGCCAGAGCAACAGCAAAAGTTTGCTGAGGGGTGGAGGAAGTTAAAAGAGCAACTAAGAGGAACATATCAATGTATCAATCAAGAAAACAGTTAATTCAAAAAATTCATATCGGTAAAAATGAATTAAAAATGGATCAGGATACCTATGTTCGGTTTTTGTTAGAGGTAGTCGATAAGCATAGTTGCTCAGTGATGAGTGATGCTGAATTAGATTTAGTGTTAAAAGCAATGAAGAAAAAAGGCTTTAAAGTGAAATCTAAACAGTTCGGTAAACGTCCTACGGCAAGTGCGAGTAATGAAACTAGACAAAAATCACTAGATAAAATTGAGGCATTTTTAGCAAGTGATGGAAAGCCTTGGGCTTATATTCACGCTATTTGCAAAAGATCGTTTGGAATTAACCGCTTGCAGTGGTGTTCAGATGAGCAAGTTAGAAAAGTGCTTCAAATGTTGGCGGTTAAAGCTAAACGGGATGGGAAAAGAGTTTAAGGGGTGAGGATGAAGAATTATTATTTAGAAGTAATTAGGGTGGCGCGTAATATTGAATTGCGTTGTGATGCGTATGTTTCGTGTAATGATAAGTGTTTTGTTTCAATTAGAAATCGAAAAACAGGAAAATCAAAGAGGCTTATGGAAACAATTGATCGTGATGAAGCTGTTGCTTATTTCTATCATCTCCGTGATACGATGATATGGTGGTAATTTTTTACGAATTATTTTGCATAACCCCGACATTGTTCGGGGTTTTTTGTTTTTTTATAAAAAGTTAAAAAAACTCTTGTAATATGTATTTAAAATACATATAATAACCGCATCAAAGGTTAAAGCGTGGTTATCCCACAATGCGCGCCTCGGCATATCAGGGGCGGAGAAAGAAAATGAAAGCTAAAGAATTCAGAGTGACTTCAACAGTAAATTCAATCTACCCACAAGACGCAGCGGAATTCATTAACAAAACAGTAATGGAAAGTATCGGAATCACTGCATTTTCGCCAAAAGAAGAAGAATACATTTTTTCTACATTAGAAAACGAGATAAACTCGTGCGATCCTGATATAATTCCTTTTCTCAAAATAGAAGTTGAAGAAGTGGAATTTGAGGACGAGTAATGGCAAATCACCCTAATAGAAGTTGGAAAGGTAAATGGGATGTTGACCTAGAAAAAAGGTTAGCCACTCATGAAGATGGTTGGGTATTTCAGTTTGTGAAGGCTGAAGAAAAGGGTGTGTGGGACGGAAAATTAATTATCCGTCCTCAAAATATGACTTTTGACCAAATTAAAAATGCTCAAAGTATTGCCACTCAAGCAGGAAAAGCTTGGAATTTAGCTAGAGAAAAGGCAAAGAAAAGTGAATGGTGATTTTGAGCTTGGTTACACCCCAGCAAACCTTAGAAGGTTAAGAGAGGAACGTGATCTCACTCAACAAGAGGTTGCAGATATTTGTGAAGTTAGAAGCTGGCGAAGTGTGGCAAGGTGGGAGTGTGAAATAGATCAATCTGACCATGCAGATATGACTTACACAAGTTGGGTCAAGTTTCTCTCGTATATTTCTTCAAAAGACCGCTAACAAGCGGTCTTTTTTTTATCATTTTTTTGCAAAAAATTACCGAGTAATATTCACACTTTTTAAAATTGTATCTGATAATTCAGTGGTGTAGTGAGTTAAGAGGATATAATATGAGTGAATTAGAATTAGCAAGCGTGGAGGCTTATTTGCCTGATGTGGTAAAACAGATGATTGAAGTGGTGGGGTTTCCTGCGACTGAGAATGTGATCAAGTCTTTCGGTGGGGTTGATTTCAGTTTTTCGTTAGGCAAACAGTATTTTCCGCGGTTGGTTGATGTGATTGGGCTTGATTCTGCCACAAAATTACGGCAACATTTCAACCGTGAGCGGTTGTATATTCCAAGATGTGATGCTGCATTGCGAATTTTACGCAATGCAAAATTTAGAGCAGAGTTTGAAAAAATCAAAAAAGAAAAAGGCATAAGCGGTAATTTGGCTATGCTTGAGCTTTGTCCTAAATATGGCATTTCAGAACGCTTTGCGTGGAAGGTTTTACAAGAGCCATCAAGCCTTGAGCAAGAAAGCCTGTTCTAGTTACTGAACCCCATCACCTGTCTGATTTCCCTTAAGTTTTCAATAATACCCCTAGTTATATTTACTGGGGGTATTTTTATATGTCTTTTCCAATCTTAAAAATTGTCGTGCATTGCTCTGCCACTCGCAATGGCAAAACTTTAAAACGCAATGGTGCGACTTCTGCACAAGCTATTGATTCTTGGCATAAGCAACGAGGCTTTAAGCGTAGCGTTCATGCTGTCCGTAACTTCAATTCTCATCTTAAACATATCGGTTATCACTTTGTGATTGATATTGATGGCACAGTGGAAACAGGTCGCCAAGTGGGTGAAATAGGAGCTCATGTTAAAGGACATAATTCTAATTCAGTAGGTATTTGTCTTGTGGGTGGAGTTACTGCTGAAGGTAAGAATCACGGGCAGTACACCAAAGCGCAATGGGTCGCTCTGCATACCTTAATTCGCAACCTTGAGGCTCGTTACCCTAAAGCTAAAGTATATGGGCATCGTGATTTATCGCCTGATTTGAATGGTGATGGAAAAATCACAAAGAACGAGTGGGTAAAAGATTGCCCTTGTTTTGATGTTTGGGATTGGTTGGATTCCGAAGAAGTTGTTAATACAGATCACTTATTTAAGGAGTAGCAAAATGAGAAAAATGAGCAATAACGCAAAACGCAATAAAGCCCTTAACAAAGGGATAACCGTAGCCTCTTATTTTTATTTGGTGTGGGGTTATTAGTGGATTTACAGGAATTTAAGGAATGGCTATGACAGTTTTAAGTTTTGTTTTTGGAATAATCGCTATTGGATTGTTATTTAAGGTTGGCGAAGCCATAGGTGTTTGTATTGGTGATCAAATCAAGTATCACTATGTTGTATGGCGAGATAAAAAATAAATAAGGAGTAATTAATGTTTTTAGGTAACTTTGATAAAGCTATTACTTTTCTTATTTTGGTAGCTTGTGCGATAGGTGTTGCGGTAGGCGTTTTATTGGGGTGTCTCATTGGAATATTTATTTAGCGGAGGTAATTAATGAAACTTGCTGAATTAATCACAAATGACAACGGTCGTTTATCTACGACCTCATTTATTCAGTTTTTTGGCGCCATTTTAATGGCAATTATTCTAGCTTTCTGCGTGTATTTAGACAGAGTCTATACACCAGAGCTTTTCATGACCTTCGCTATTTTTTGTGGAGGTGGTGTTGCAACAAAAGGTTTTGCGAATGCAATTCGAAGACCTAGACAACAAGGAGAACAGGATGATTAACACATATTTAATAGGTGGACTGGCAGGGGTTTTGTCTATTATTGGGTTTTATATTGGCTTTTTGAAAGCGAAATCCAATCGATTAGATCAAGAAAATAAATACATGAAAAGAAGAAATGAAGCACTTACGAAGGAGTTGGATGATGCAAAAAAAGCTAAAGAGATCATTGAAAATAATCGGACTTTGTCTGGTGGCGATATTGACAATCAGTTGCAAAACAACGACTGGTTCAGAAGTGACGGTAACGGGATGTAGTGCATTTGGCTTTATCTATCCAAGCCTCAAAGACACAACAGAAACGAAACGGCAGGTACTTAATCATAATTTGGTTTATGAGGAAATTTGCAAGAAGGAAAAGCTATGATAGATGACAAACTTTTTCAGATGTTGATTTCTTTTGTAGTGATGCCTGTATTGGGTTTTAGTATCAAAATCGTAGTCGATAAAATCAATCGAAATGAAGCCAGCATTCAAGAGCTAAAGCGTGAAGTTGAAGATAAATACCAATCGAAGGAATTGGCTCGTGAGGTAAATCGTTCCTTACAAGAAAGGTTGGATATGATTTTAGATCAGATGCGGGAAATTAATGCAAAGTTAGACAAAAAGGCGGATAAGCAATGAGTCGTAGAAATAAAAAACAAGAGCAAAAAGCTATGGAAGGTAAGTTAGATCAGATTTTGTTAGCCGTTTCTGAGGTTAATCACAAGGTTGATAGACAGAATGTGGAAATTGAGGCATTACGTCGAGAGGTGGTAGCAACTAAGAAGCTTGTGGATGAAATGGCTAAGAAAAATCGCAAAGATGCCTTGATTGCTGGTGGTCTAGGTGGTGGTTTAGCTGCGATTGGCTTTGAATTATTACGTATGAAATTCGGGATGTAGGAATGGCACACGATCCACAAGTAAGAGTTGAATTAAGACGTTACTATGTTTTTGACCGTTTTTCACTAGAGCAATCCGCTCAAAAAGCTGGGGTTTCTTTTGGTACGGCTCGTCGCTGGAAGAATGAAGCGTTGAAAGCAGGTGATGATTGGGATAAGGCTCGTGATGTTCAAGTAATGGTGGGTGGTGATGTTGAGGCTTTGGCAACAGGCTTATTAAGTGGCTTTGTGGTTCAATATAAAACTGTAATGGATGAGCTGGAGAAAAGCGATATTGCCCCTTCGACTAAGATTGAATTATTAACAGGATTAGCTGATTCCTTTGCGAAAATGACCGCTTCAAGTAAAAAGCTGATTCCGTCTGTAAGTGAAATGGCTACGGCTCTCAAAGTGGTGGAGATGTTTGCGAATAAGGTCAAACAACAAAAGCCAGCATTATTACCTGATTTTATGCAAATTATGTCTGAGTTAGAAAGTGATTTTGGCAAAGCGTTTAAGGATAGATAATGAACTTCAAGGATTTTAAAAAAGGGTTAGAGGCTCTTCGGGTTGATTTGCAGAAATCTATTGACGCGAATTATGAAGGTTGGAGTGATAAATCAGAAGATATTATTAAGCGTAGGCAACAGGTTCTTAATCAAAAAGAGGGATTTGAGTACTTTGTTAATAATTACTTCCCTCACTATGTCCGTTCGGAGCATAAATCTCAACTGCATGAGTATTTGTTTAAAAATTTACCTGATTCTATTATTCAAAAGGATAAATCTGTTCGTCAAGCAATTGCAGCCCCCAGAGGCGAAGCTAAATCAACGATATGCACTCAACTCTTTCCTTTGTGGTGCTTGGTTTGTCAATTAAAAAAATACATTATCATCGCCATGGATACAAAGGAGCAAGCATTCAGTATGCTTGAAGCTATTAAAGTTGAAATAGAATCTAATCCACGACTAAGAATTGATTTTCCTGAATTGGCACAAGGAAGAGTTTGGCGTGCAGGTGTAATTATAACAAGTCATGAACAAAAAATAGAGGCGGTTGGGGCTGGACAAAAATTAAGAGGAAGACGTCATGGAGCTTATCGCCCTGATTTGGTTGTATTAGATGATATTGAGAATGACGAAAGTGTAGAAACTCCTGCGCAAAGGGATAAGTTGCATAATTGGGTTTTGAAAGCTGTTCTGAAATTAGGGGCGGCAGGTGAGAAATTTGATGTAATCTATGTTGGCACAATTCTTCATTATGATAGTGTTCTTAATAGATTTCTAAGTACAAAAGGATGGCGAAAAACTCGATTTAAAGCTGTACTGCGTTATCCAGATAATATGGTGTTATGGGACGAATGGGAAAATATTTACCTATCTGAAGATGGTGATGATGATTCGCTTTCTGATGCGTTCTATTACCAACACAAAGCGGAGATGGATAAGGGTTCAATAGTGTCTTGGCTAGCTCGCCCTATTCTTGCTTTAATGAAAATTAGAGCTTCGGATGGGCATTCAGCTTTTGATTCCGAGTATCAAAATGATCCTGTTTCAGGTGATGATGCCATTTTTGCGAACTCACTCCAGTATTGGACAGAATTACCTGAAGATTTAATTTACTTTGGAGCATTAGATCCGTCTATGGGTAAAGCTGGAGCAAGCCGTGACCCTTCGGCAATTCTTGTGGGTGGTTATCATCGTGAAAGCGGTAAGTTGTACGTAATTGAGGCGCAAATTAAGAAAAGATTGCCTGACTTGATTATCGAGGATGTGATCCGTTTACATAGTCAATATAACTGTCACCGCTGGTTTGTGGAAACGGTGCAATTTCAAGAGTTTTTACAAACGGAGTTGGTTAAGCGTTCCGCCCAACGAGGAAAGCCTGTGCCAGCGACGGCGACTAAGCCTAATACAGATAAGATGCTACGGATTGAAAGCCTTCAACCGCATATTGCCAATGGCTTAATTTTATTGCATCGCTCGCAAAGCACGCTTGAAAGCCAGTTAAAGCATTTCCCGAAAGCCGATCATGATGATGGTCCTGATGCGTTGGAAATGCTTTGGCGAAATGCGGTTAGCTCATCAATGCCTATTGAATGGGAGTCTATTGATGATGATATGGATTACTCAAGTAAATGGCGACATTAAGGCGGTGGTTTAATGGATATTTTAAAAAGGTTTAAACAGGTTTTAAAACAGGATAAAGGTAATCCTCTTCAAACGGATGATGCGGAGATTATTGGAACAGGTCGAGTATTATCCGACCATCCAAGTTATCGAATTAATCCGTCTAAAATGAAACGCATTTTTGAAGATGCAGAAAATGGCGATATTACCGCTCAGCACGAGCTATTTATGGATATTGAGGAGCAAGATTCCTCTATCTTTTCTAATCTGCAAACACGCAAACGAGCGACTTTAGGGGTGGATTGGAGTATCGTCGCCCCTAGAGATGCTACACCTCAAGAAGAAAAGTTGTGTGATGAGGTGCGTGATTTCTTTCATCAATTTAGCCAGCTTGAAGATTTGGTAATGGATTGCATGGATGCGGTCGGTCACGGTTTTTCTGCGTTAGAAGTTGATTGGGCATTTAATGGTAAGGTTTGGTATCCAAGGGCTTTTATTCATCGTCCTCAGTCTTGGTTTTTGTGGGATAAGACGGATAACCTTTTATTAAAAACACCAAATAACCCTAATGGCGAACCATTACGTCCGTATGGTTGGGTGATTCATACTCATAAATCTCGCTCAACGCAAGCAGCAAGAAACAACTTATTTAGAACGCTGGCTTGGTTGTATATGTTCAAGCATTATTCTATTTATGATTTTGCTGAGTTTTTAGAGTTATACGGCATGCCAATTCGCATTGGTAAATATGGCTCAGGAGCGACGCGACAAGAAAAAGATACATTAAAACGAGCGTTGGTGGAAATTGGGCATAATGCAGCAGGTATTATGCCTGATTCAATGAGTGTTGAATTGCATAATGTTGCCACAGGTAGTGCTGGGAGCAATCCATTCTTAAGTATGGTGGATTGGTGTGAGAAATCCATTGCCCGTTTGATTTTAGGGCAAACGCTCACCAGTGGTGCAGATGGAAAAAGCTCCACAAATGCGCTAGGTCAAGTCCATAACGAGGTGCGTCACGATTTGCTGGTTTCTGATGTGAAACAGCTTGGGCAGACATTCACTAAGCAGATTATTCTGCCTTACTTGCTATTAAATTTTCCGAATGTTGATCCGAATCGCATTCCTTCTTTTGAGTTTGATACAAAAGAAACGGCTGATTTAGCCTTGTTCGCTGACAGTTTGCCGAAACTGGTTGATATAGGCTTACCTATCCCTGTTGAATGGGCTAGAGAAAAGCTAGGGATTCCTGAGGTGCAAGAAAGTGATGCAATACTTGCTAGAGTTGCTCAAACGCAAGCGGTCGGATTGTCGGCAAAATTACCTAAACAGGAGCAATGGGATGGACTAGGTTGCCCTTGTGGGTGTGGTGGAAAAGTGCATGCGTTGTCTGCAAAAGATGACTTTGATGAACAAGTGTTTATAGATGAATCTCTTGATAAGGCTTTACTTGAAATAGATTTCAATAAACAGCTAGACCCAATGATTAAACAAGTTGTAGCCGTGTTACATAGTTGTCGTAGTTATGAAGAAGCAAGTGAAAAGCTTGTAGAGCTTTACCCTAAATTGCATTCTCAGCAACATTTTGATTATTTGAATAAAGCTATCTTTATTTCTGAGTTACTTGGTGCAGGAGAAAATACAAATAATGGGTATTAAATTTGCCTTAGATCTTGAGCCAAAAAAAGCGATTGAATTTCTCGAAAGCAAAAAAGTTTTTTCTAAAAATTTAGATAAAGAAGGTTTACAAAATTCAGCTAGAGCAAGAGCGGCTAGAATTGCTAATTTATCCAGCTTGGAATTAACTGCTAATATTTACCAATCAATGGCAGATGCTAAACGTGATGGACAATTTTATTCAGATTGGGTAAAAGATGTTCATTCAATGCTTGAGCGTAAAGGGTGGACTGCTCATTACGATAAGGAAAGTAAGGAGCACTTAATTGTTGATTCAAATACGGGTGAAGTGTTTGGTTCACCTCGTAGGCTGGAAACTATTTATAGAACCAATATGCAATCAGCATTATCAGCTCAAAGATATCAGCAGCTGATGGATAATGTGGATAATCGACCATATTGGCAATATAGTGCTATTTTAGATAGTAGAACTCGTCCTCGTCATGCTTCTATGCATGGCTTAGTATTTCGTTATGACGATCCTTTTTGGGCTACATTTTATCCTCCCAATGGCTTTAATTGTCGATGCAGTGTTAAGGCATTAAAACAAAGGGATTTGGATAGAAATCATCTTCAGGTTTCTAACAGTAAATCAATAATGGTGGATGCTGTTATTGAACCGCGTAAAGGTGAGAAAAAAATCACAAAAGGATTAAAACTAGCAGATGGTTCAGTTGTAGTGACAGATAATGGTTTTGATCATAATGTTGGGAGACGGGTTTATAAACCTAATCTTGAGTTATATCCTGAAGAACTTGCACATGAGTTTGCTAAAAAAGAAATGCAAGGGGATATTTTTAAATTAGATTATTCTCGACTTGAGCAGGAGATGAATGAAGTTAAAAAGCAGTTAGGATTGGTTGGAAAATTAAACAACGATCAATTGCGTCTTGTTAGTAATAATATTAGGCAAGAGTATAAGTTTGCGGTGGGAATATTAACTAAAAACTTAAGAGAAAAGTTAAATAGTTCCGTATCTACGGTGTGGTTATCCGATGATACTTTATTAAAACAGTTTAATAGTCGCATTAACGAATCGTTTGGCATTAATGATTATACTATTCTACCAGATCTAATTCGTAATCCAGATAAAGTTACTTTAGCAAAGGATAAGCGTTACCAGTTCATAAAAGACATACATGGGAAAAAATATAGTGCAATAATAAAACCCTTAGAGGGTGAGATTTTTATTGCATCCCTAAGAAGAATGGATAATAAAGAATGGAATAAATTAATGGTCACTAGGTAGGGCTCCCCACACCTACACACAACTATGGTACTCTTTCAACCACTCGTTTGCGATCAGGGAGATTCATCGCTTTTCTAGTGACCTCTAAGGAATATAACAATGCTTGAAATAAAAATCAATAATGCGGATAAAATTATTGCAACATTGGAGCAATTAAGAGATAAAGCTATTCATCGCGGACCATTAATGAGAGATATAGCTGGGACTATGCAAACCGCGGTGGTGAATAATTTTGAAGCGGGAGGGCGTCCTGCTTGGTTGGGTGTTAAGCATAGAAAAGGTACTCCATTGAATGATACAGGAAATTTAAAAAATAGCATTCAGCAGTCCTATGATGATGATTCTGCCGTGGTCGGAACAAATGAGCCTTATGCGCGTATTCATCAATTCGGTGGAGTAATTAAACCCAAAAAAGGCAAATATCTTGTATTTAGGATTGGGGATAAATGGGTAATGACTGATAAGGTTGTAATTCCTGCTCGTCCATTTTTAATGCTTACTTCGCAAGATGAAGAAGATATTTACGACGATGTTCAAAGCTACTTCCAGAACATTCTAAAATGAACATTGTCTATTTCGCTCTAAATCGCCCATTGTGGCGATTTTGCTTTTAGTGGTATGATTTATCATTCTTAAATTTTTAAAACAATTTAAAACGGGTTTAAAACGTTTTAAAATGGGTTTGTATCCTTTCTCTTATTTTATTTCTACTTTTTATCTTCTACTGAACTTGATCATCAGTTTTATTTTTTCTTAATCCTCTACTCTATAACCTCTAAATTTTGTTTTGAGGTTTCAATGAAATTCAAGCTTAATCCCATTGCTTGTAGCTTTAAATTATCACAAGAGGCGAATGGTCGTATTCAGCTTTTCCCTTTTGGATGGTTTCGCCCGCAAGATGGACGACAAGGAGAATGGTATGTAGATGATTCTAATGGTTATCAGTTAGCAACTGATATTAATAACTTGCAGATTGATTTGATGATTGATTATGAGCATCAGACTTTGTATGTAAATGAGAATGGTAAAGGCAATCCTGCTGCGGGTTGGATAACTCGTGCGGAATATGTATCAGGTGAAGGGTTGTTTGCTGATGTGAAGTGGACAGATAAAGCAGTAAATGAAATCAAGACTGATGTTTATCGCTACATTTCACCGTTATTTTTGGCTGAAGCTGATGGTCGTGTTGTAAAGGTGCTAAATGCAGCCCTAACCAATCGCCCTGCTCTGCATAATCTTAAAGAGGCAATGGCTTTGTCTAGCCAGTTTTCACAATATCTAGAACCCGTTGATAAAGGTAATGAAATGAAAGAAAAAATTAAAGCAATGGCAATCGCATTGCTTGGCTTGTCTGCACAAGCAAGTGATGAGGAAGTAGTAGCAGAACTCACTGCTCTTTCTGCAACAAAAGGTGATTCGCCTGTTGCATTAAAAGAAGTCTATGGGAAATTGAAAGAAGTTGAAGCACAAAAAGTGGCTTTATCTGCTCAAGTAGGTTCACCTGACCCTGCCGAGTTTGTGGCATTAAGTGATTTGCAAGCGGTACAAACAGAGCTAAACACACTCAGACAACAAGTGAATGATAAAGAGCGTAATGAGTTAATTCAAACAGCGTTATCAGATGGGCGATTATTGCCTGCTCAGAAAAAATGGGCGGAGGATTTGGGTAAAAAAGACCTTATCGCTTTATCCGATTACTTAAAAACAGTTTCGCCTAACTCCGTCGCTCAAGGTATGCAGTCTGGCGGTGAAGCCCCTAATAAAAAGCAAACAATTGCATTATCTGATGGGCAAATAGCAGCAGCTAAAGCCATGGGGATAACGCCTGAAGAATATTTATCTAAGTACGTGGAGGGATAATGAAAAAATCAGAGTTACTAAATGCGCTTGATGTGGCATTTAAAACAGAGTTTAAAAGCGGATTGGCATTAGTTGATTCTCAATGGGAAAGTGTTGCAATGAAAGCGAATTCGACAACCAAAATCAATACTTATGGTTGGCTAGGGCAATTTCCTAAAATGCGAGAATGGGTTGGTGAGCGACAAATTCAAAAAATGCAAGCGCAAGCAATGAGCATTGAAAATAAAAAATTTGAAAGTACTGTTTCAATCCCTCGTACTGATATTGAAGATGATCAAGTTGGGTTATACGCTCCAGTAGTTAAGCAAGCAGGGCAAAGTGCGGCAGAGTTACCTGATGATTTAGTGTTTGGGTTGTTAAAAAAAGGGAAAAGCACTCTTTGCTATGACGGACAAAACTTCTTCGATACCGATCACCCTTGTTATCAGAATGTGGATGGCTCAGGTACAAACACTGTTCAAAGTAACTTAACTACAGGATCGAAATCAGGTAAGCCTGCATTTTATATTTTGGATGCAACAAATGTTCTTAAGCCATTAATTTGGCAAGAGCGCACTAAACCTGAAATTGAGACGAAGTTTGACCCATCTCGTTCAGATAAAGTGTTTATGGAAGATGATTATTTGTGGGGTATTCGTGCTCGCGGAAATGCTGGCTTTGGATTTTGGCAGTTAATGCATCGAGTTGAGGATTCAGAATTAACTATTGATGTAGTGAAAGAAGTTATTGCCAGCATGCGTCAGTTAAAAGGTGACGGAGATAAAATTCTCAATATTCGTCCAAGTGCTATTGTAGTTCCTCCTTCTTTGGAATATACCGCACGTGAATTATTTGAATCAAGTGTAATTAATGGAACAAGTAATCCATTGAAAGGTGTGTTGAAAGTGATTGTTAGTGCGTATGTTGTGGAATAAGGGGTAAGGAATGGCAAAAAAGAATCCAGAAAACAAAGAAGGTAATGATGTTATTGAGCCAGTTGCTTTTGATATTACATTGAAAGCAATTCATCCTCAATCCAGTTATGGTCGCTGTGGTTATCGGTTTTTTAAGGATGAACCAGTGAGAATTGAAAGTAATAATTTAACACCTGAGCAAATTAGAGTGTTAGTTAGCGACCTTTACCTTGATGTTGTACCTGTAACGGAGTAATGCGAATGAATTATGCCACACCTGAAGATTTCTTGTTGCGTATTGGTGAACAAGAGGCAATCGAATTAACCGATAGAGAGCGTTTGGGTGTGGTTGATTCAGGTATTCTCGCAATGGCATTAGGTGATGCATCTAGTCAGATCGACGGGTATTTGGTGGGTCGATACAGCTTACCGCTCAATTCCACTCCATCTATTTTAACCAGAATTTGTTGCGATATTGCTCGTTATTACTTAACGAGTATGTCAGGGGTAACAATTACTGAAGAAGTGATTGAACGCTATAAATTCTGTTTAAAAGAATTGGAAAATATCGCTAAGGGGCTTGTTGCATTAGGGGTTGAAGGCAATAAAGGCGAAGATGACTTGGAGAATAATGATTCTGATGATGCGGTGCAGTTCGCTAATGGTGGCTCTCGAATTTGGGCAAGGGAGCGGAGATGATCACAAAAATTGAAAATGCGTTGATTGAGCGATTACGTTTAGGGCTTGGAAAACTCGTCTATTCCGTAGGAAGTTATGCGGGTGAAATTGATGATGCAAACTTAAATGTAAGACGTTTGCCTGCGTGCTTAGTATCTTATGCTGGTTCGGATTTTGATGCGAAATCTATGGGTATGAGAGGTAAGCGATACGTTGCGAATAACACCTTTGTTGTATTGGTCTTAGCTCGCTCAATGCGTAGTGAGGAATCAGGTCGAAAAGGTGGATTAACGTCTAATGAGATTGGCGTGAACCAGTTGCTTGACGCGGTTAAGTATCTGCTTATCAATCAGACGTTAGATGGCTTAGTTGCTCCTATCCAACCTAAGCGAATCAGAACAATTTGGAATAACGCAGAGGTGCGTAATGAAAAGTTATCTGCACTTACCATTGAGTTCGAGGTGCGGTATGACGAGGATAAATTCCTTGATGATGGTTGTTTCCCTGTCGGTGAAGGGGATGAGGTTTTATTTAAAAAATATCATGGAAAATTGGATCAACCTAAAGGTGAGTTGGTTCAAGTAAATGGGGGTATCTTTGACCCAAATAGCGATGCAAAAGTAGAGTTTGAGGTGGTGACACATGAAAGTTAAAGCAGTAGATGGTGTGAAAGTGCCAATGGAAAATCAACCATACAATTATATTGTAGGTGATGCAGTGGTGGAGGTTGAGGATTCAGTTTATTACCACCGTCGTTTAAGTGATGGTGATTTGGTGCTTGTTGAAGAGCAAGCGGTTAGTTCTGGTCGAAAAAATGCAAAATCAGGAGAAAAGTAATGACAAATATTGTCTTTGATAGCATCCCTACATCAATTAGAAAGCCGGGGGTTTATTCAGAATACAATTCAAAGCAAGCGGTTAATTCGTTACCAGTAAACCCTCAAGAAGTGCTAATTGTTGCACCTCAAACTAAAGAAATTGAAACAGAATTTAGCTCACCAATCAAAATATTCAGCGACACTCAAGCTGAAGAAGAGTTTGGGGCTGGTTCTTGGGCTCACTTGATGGTTCGTCAAGCGTTGCGTAACAACCCCAATATCCGTTTGACTGTTGTTGGTTTAAAAGATAACCGTGCAGGTGTTGCTGCTACTGGTAAAGTTGCATTCAATGGCACAGCGTCTAATGCAGGGGTGATGTCTTTAAAAATAAGTGGTGTCCCTTATTCATTAGCAATCGCTAAAGGTGAGTCTGATACTGCATTAGCTAATAGATTGATGGCAGTAATTAATGGCGCGAGAGATTGTCCTGTATTGGCGACTATTGATGCAGATAGTAGCAATAAAGGGTTAAAGCTTACAGCAAAATCCAAAGGGGAAATCGGTAATGAAATTGAGCTTGATGCACCAAGTGCTGTTGCTGATGTTGCTATTTCACTTACTGCCCTAGCGGGTGGACAGCAAAACGCTAGTTTAGCTGGAGCATTAGCTAGTGTTGCGGGTGAGCATTTTAATATCATAGTTTCCCCTTTTGTGGATGAAACAAATGCGAGTGCGTTACGTGAACATTTGGAATCCGTTTCAAGCCCTACAGCGAAAAAGCCAGCTATTGGCGTGATGTCTTGGCGTGGAACAATGGCAACAGGTATTACTTTTACCTCTCGTTTAAATAGTGAACGTATTACGGTAGCTTGGTATAAAGGAGCGATTGAATCCAATGCGATACTTGCAGCAGGTTATGCGGCAATTATCGCAAGTGAAGAAGACCCAGCTAGACCTTTAAACACTTTGGAGGTTAAAGGGTTGTCAGTCGTAGATAGTTCTCAATACCCTACATTCTCAGAGTTTAACCAAGCATTGTATAACGGTTTGACACCTTTAGAGGTTGTGAATTTCAAAGTGCGAATTATGCGTGCTATTACTACTTACACGAAATCTGCGACTAATACAGATGACCCAAGTTGGTTAGATTTAACAACTATTCGTTCAATGGATTATGTTAGAAAAGCGATTGAGCAACGTATTGAGCTACGTTTCCCTCGCTCTAAGTTACATAACAAAATCGCTAAACAGGTGCGTTCTGAAATCTTGGATGTGCTTTATCGATTAGAAGATCTGGAGGTTGTAGAGCGTGTTGATGAGCATAAGAGCAAGTTGATTGTAAGCCGCAATGGACAAGATGCGAATAGGCTCGATACTGCAATTCCTGCGGATGTGGTGAATGGTTTACACGTTGTGGCTAATCGCATTGATTTGATTTTATAGGTAGGAGGGATAAATGGCTGAGAAATACGCTGGCTCTATCGTGCTCGAGGTGGATGGTAGAGAAATTGAGGTGACAAAATGTGACCCAAGAGAGGTTACAGGTCGCAAACTCGTGAAAACAATGAACAGCTCAGGTAGAGCGAGAGGATTTGCTAAAGGCATTAAAGAATGGACGATTGCGGTTTCTGCAGTTATGCCTACTGATAGCTCTGAGATTGATTGGGCGGGAATCGATGATGCAAAATTAACTATTTACCCTCTTAATAATTCAGATAAACGAACATCTTATCTAGGGTGTTTTGTTACCGAAGTGGGTGAAAGTTACACTGTGGATAATGAGGCCGTGATTGATATTCAATTAAGTGCATTGAATAAGGTGGAAGAATAATGCAGTTAACGTCGTCAGGTCAATTATTGCTTGGTGTCTATTATCAAGATGAGTTGCATTATGATTTTAGTGTGAGTTTATTAACTATTGGAAGGGAAATTCAAGCGTTAGATATGCTTGAATCGCTTAATATTGACAGGAATGATATTAAGAGCCGCCCTCTAATCGATATGGCATATCTTGCTCAACAGTTGAATATTGAAGGTATTCCTGCTGAAGAACTCACTCCTCAATTTCTGTTAGATAATCTTACCACCGATGATTATGACCTTGTGCTTGCTCAGATTGGCGATTTGAGAAAAAAGCGGCAAGGTGCTGGGGAGAATTTAGCACCAAAGGAAAAAGTTTAACGCATTACGGATTAAAAGAAGCTTATCAGCACTATCAAAAAACAGTGTTGATATTAGTCAAGGTGGGATTTAATGCAGAAAGTGTATGGAATATGTCACACCTTGAGGCGACTAGCTGGGTGAAGTGTTATATAGACAGTATTAATGGTTCATCTGATTCTAGTAAAAAAGAATCTAACAGCACAATTTTTTCAATGCGAAAACCAAGGGGATAAATAAAAGGGCGTTATGCCCTTTTTTAATAGCAGTTAAATGGGGTTTATATGGCTAAAAACTTCACGATGAGCTTGTTGCTAAAAGTGCAAGATTACGCAAGTAAAGCAATTCAAGGTGTTTCACAAAAAGTTAAGCAATCGAATAAAGAAATTGAAAACAGCACAAAGCAGACAGCAAGGGTTCAGCAACAAACTGTAAAGCAGACGGAACAAGTTACCAATAAAGCTAATCGTAGTGCGATTTACTCCAGCCAGCAATTAGCTCGAGCAAGAGAGGGGTTAGGGGTTCGCTCTGAGCGTCAAATTCAGCGCGAAATCTCTCGTACTGTTGCTCAATATAACCGCTTAGCACGAAGTGGAACTGCATCTGCTCGCGAAATAGCTCGAGCACAGGATGTCGCTCGCCAACGGGTTAAAGAACTTAATGCAGAAATGGGAAAAATGCCTACTGGTCAGCGTATGGGGAATATGGCGCGAGGTGCAATGGCATTAACTGCGGGAATTGGGGTGGGTGCGAGATTAATTTCTGATCCAATTAAATCCACTGCAAATTATGATTTGAAATTGGCTTACTTGGCAAACACCGCCTATTCCGACCGAGATAAAGCTGGGCGAAAAGAAGGGATGCAGAATATTCATCAAGCAATCAAAACCGCTATGAGTTATGGAGGTGATGAAAATACAGTAATTGATGCTCTGAGTGAAATAATCTCCAAAGGTAAAGTAAGTGTGGATGATGCGTTATCACTATTGCCTACTATTCAAATGAATGCAACAGCGACAGGAGCAAGCACCTTAGATATTGCTGCTTTGGTGAATTCAGGACTGGGTTATGGTATTGAGCAAAATCAAATTCAAGATTTTATTGACTACGCTAATGCTGCGGGTAAAGCGGGTGGATTTGAGTTAAAGGATATGGCTCAGTACGCTCCATCATTGTTCGCTGCTGCTAATGGTGCTGGATTAAAAGGTTTGGATGGGGCAAAAGAGATGTTCAAGATTTTGCAACAAGTAACCAATGTATCAGGAGGAAGTTCAGAAACCGCTACAAATACCATGAATTTCTTAGCAAAGTTAAATTCACAAGATACGATTAATCGAGCATCAAATATTGATTATGTTGACAAAAACGGCAAAGCTCGTGAGGTGGATTTAAAGGCAAGCATGGCGGGTTATATGGGGCAAGGTAAAAGCCCTGTAGAAGCTTTTTTGTCTATTGTTGATGATATTCTTGTTGGGGATAAGGAATATCAAAAGGCAATTCACGACTTGCAAAATGCAAGTACAGAAGGAGATCGTGCTGAAGCATTAAATCGAATCGCAGACTATATGGAAGGTTCACGTGTTGGTGAGTTAGTAGCTGACCGTCAAGCTTGGCTCGGCTTGTATGGGGTTCGCTCTCAAAAGAAAACAAGTGAGAATGTTGAAGAAGCTTATCAATCTGCGTTAGGTGGAACTGCACAAGATGCTGATTTCATTATGGATACAGCAGCTATGAAATTTCAAAAGGCTGAAAATGTAAAAAAAATGGGAGAAATCGAATCTTTTCGTTCAATTACTGATGCCACTGGCGACATCGCTGAAAAACTAGCGAATTATGGTGAGGAATATCCAAAATTAACTTCAGCATTAGTTGGTGCGACAGAAAGCGTGAAGGCTTTAGCTGGAGCGGCTGTCACTGCTGCAGGTGCTATGGCATTATTTGGTGGGCGTGATTTCTTGCCTGATTTGCTTAGTCGAGGTAAAGGTGGAATAGGTAAAACGTCAGTAGCAGGAACAGCTAGTGGAATAAGTAGTGGCTTAAGCAAAAGCGGACGACTTAGCCGCTTGTTAGGTGCAGGAAGTACATTGCTTAGCGGGACTGGTTATTTGGGGATGATTGGAGCTATTGGCGAACAACAGCCTTACCAGCAAGCTAGATCTGAAATGGAAGAAGAAAAGCGAGTAAGTGCTAAAGTTAAGTTCGCAAAAGCTTACAACAACGGCGAGACTAAAAGCTCATTTTATTATGGTGGTCCTTCCATTCAGAGCAAAGAAACCAAGCCTCTTTATGGGGGATATGCTTTGGCTTATTTAGCACAGGACAATAAGGTTGCTCAAGCTCGTTATGAGATTGGAGGATATTCTCAAGAGCAGATGGATAGTAGAACCCAGAGAAATAATGAGTTAATGAATGGCTTTTCAACATTGGGGAATACCATTGGCGAAGCTTTAAAAGTTGGATTGTCTCAGCAATCTAAAGTGATTGATAATCGAATTACTGTGGAGCTAGATGGTCGAGTTGTGGGTGAGGCTCAGTCTCAATACTTATTTAATGAAGCGATTAGGGGGTAATATGGGCTGGACTGTTCCTATTCAACGAGCTTCATATCGAGGTGTTCGATTTGATGTGTTAAGTATTACCGATTCTCTTGATAAGTCGCTAGTTGAGCATTCATACCCTTTTGTGGATGGCGTTGATTTAGAGGATATGGGCTTAAATGCTCGTACTGTTCAGATGCAGGCTGTTTTCTTTGGTGAAGGATACAATACTGATTTAAACAAATTAGTGAGCGTGTTACAAAAACAAGGTGCTGATGTTTTGGTGCATCCTGTTTTTGGTCGAATGCCTAATATGATTTGCTCATCCGCATCACTTCGACATGAAGCTGATTACGTTGATTATGTTGCTCTAGATTTGAATTTTATTGAGGCTACGCCAGCGAAGCCTATTTTTTTATTCCAATCTCAAATTGGGCAGATTGATGAATTAATCTCAAAGCTAGAAGATACTGTTGATTTGGGTATGAATTTTTGGGCTAATTCAGTCTCTAGTATGTCTGTGTTATATAACTGGAAATCAAGATTATTAAACTCATGGGGAGCAATTCATGAGACATTTTCTAGTATTAGAGAGCTTTTTGATTTGGATAAAAATAAGTACAAATTATCTTCAGCTATATCAATGTTATCTTATCAAGAGAAAAGTGCCAACGCTATTTTGAATATTAAAGAGATGATTGATGTCGGAGTGGCAAACGTGGCTGATAGATACTCTTTAACGTCCACATCTAAAATAAGAAATGTAAATGAAGCTACGTCAGCAGTAAAAAAAATTCCTTTGGATCTTGTGAAAAATGAAACTTATGGGAAATCTAAACTTATAAAGTTAAATGAAGGGGATGTGATTTATTTTTCTGCAATTGTTGATTTTTTTATAACAATAAAGCTTATTCAATTCTCAACGTTATTAATAGAGGATAAAGGCGATATATTAACCGCTTTTGAAATTGAGAAGTTAAATCATGATGTAAGGTTAAATGCTTTGGATTTAATCAATAAGGTTAGACATATTCAGCATGAAGATCAAAAGAAAAGTGAATCAGCTAAAACTACCGCAATCTATCAAGCAACAGAAAAATTGACTGAGGAATTAAAAAGTATTGTCCATAAATTTAAGTTATTGGCGATTACTACAATTAACAAAAAACCTCCGTTAATTGTAAGAAAAAGTGAAGTAAGCGGCACAATCCATCAAGTTGCACATCACTTTTACCAAGATTATCGCCGCGCTGACGAATTACTTTTGTTAAACCCCCAAATCGCTATGCCTAATTTTATTAAAGCGGAGGATTTGCTCAATGCTTATACAAAATGACATTATAGTTGAGATTGATGGTAAGCAGCATAAAAGTTGGAAAAGCTACAATATTGATAGCGATTTTTTAATTCCTGCTGATGCTTTCCAATTTGAGCTAGGTGTACCCTCTCAGCAAAATGAGGTAATTCCTGATTATTCGGGGAAGACTGCAAAGGTTTACATTAACCAACAATTGGTTATGACAGGTATAGTTGATAACACAAGGCATTATTTAAGAAAAGGCGAACGAACATTCTCTCTTAATGGAAGAGATAGAGCTTCAATTTTAGTGGATTGCTCTGCTCCAATTACTAATGTTAAAGGATTGACTGTGTTAGAGGCTGTAAAAAAAATTGTTGAACCATTGGGAATTAAGCAGGTTGAGCTAAAGGCAGAAAATAACCCTATTCTTGATAAGGTCGATATTGATATTGGCGAAAGTGCATGGGAAGCCATTATGCGTTGTGCCAATTCTGCTGGGTTGCATTGCTGGTTTAATTCTTCGGGTGTTCTTATTGTAGGAGGGGCGGATTATTCATCTCCCCCTGTCGCTACGCTTTGTTGCATGAAAAATGGTGAAAGAAATAACTTTTCTGATGTCAGTTTGGTGTATGACGTTACGCAACGTTATAGTGAAGTGACTTTTTTGGGGCAGCGACATGGTCGGGATGGAGACAGTAACAAGAATGATTTGAAGTGGATTTATAAAGATGAAGATATGGAAATTTATAAACCGAAAACCGTTGTATTAAGTGATGTTGAGGATTTGGAAGCACTGAAAAAACAAGCAAAAAAGCAATTATCTGATTGGCAATTAGAGGGGTTTACTTTAACGATTGTTGTACCTGATCACAAAACAGAGCAAGGTACATTATGGGAAGCTGGTCAACGAGTGCATGTCATTGTTGAGGAATATGGTGTTGATGCGATTTTTTTCTTAATGGGTCGGCGATTCTTATTATCCAGAATGAATGGAACACAAACGGAATTAAGGTTAAAACAAGATGGGGTTTGGACTCCAGATGCTTATTCTTCGAAATCAGAAAAAGCAAGAAATCGAAAAGGTAAAAAAGGCAAAAAGAGTAAGAAAGATAAGATTAATTTAGCGTTGGAGAAATAAAAATGAGAAAACTCACTCAACAATTAAAACAAATTGGAAAATCTGCAACAGATGCTTTGCGATTGGCTTTTAGAGGGAGTTTAAAGGTAACAAAAACCCAAAGTGCTATCCAGTTTTCTCAAGCTACAGGGTTATCAGGCGAAGTTTTGCAAGATATTGAGCTTATGCAACACTTCGGATTTACCTCTGTTCCGCCTGAGAATACCGAAGCGGTAATATTGCCAATGGGGGGCGAAACAACACATAGTGTTGTGATTGCCACAGAGCATGGTAGCTTTAGAGTTAAAGGGTTAAAGAATGGTGAGGTTGCCGTTTATGATAAAAGCGGTAGTACTATTATTTTAAAAGAAGGTCGTGTAATTGAAGTTGATTGTGATACTTTTAAAGTTAATTGCAAAAACTACGAAGTTACAGCTTTAAGCCAAGCAAAATTTTTTACCCCAACCTTAGAAACCTCTCAAGTATTTACCGCACAAGGTCAAATTAATGGTAACTCAGGCATGGCAGTGCAAGGTGGTAATGGTGCGAGTTTTTCAGGACCTGTTCAACAAAAAGATGGTAGTTTTTCTACTACTGGCGATGTGAAGGCAGGCAGTGTATCATTAAAAACTCATAAACATAATGAACAAGGCGATGGTAAGCCTACGTCATCTCCTCTCTAAAATCTACTGAACATCATCAGCATTTCTTCTTGTTTTGATTTCTCTATCCTTTGAGTATGGACAGAGAAATCAGCCCGCTTACTGGCGACTACACAACTAATACCATTCATTCACTGCAAAATGCAGTGTATATCAGATTGACTACACCGTTAGGCTCTTGGTGGGCAGATGGGCGTGTAGGTTCTCTGCTCCATACTATTCAACGAGAAAAAGATCTTGCTAGGGTTGGGTTGCTTGCTCAGCAATATGCAGAGGAAGCCTTAAAACCTTTAATTGATGATGGTAGAGCAATCGAAATCACTGTGACTCATACACAAAAGGGCGATGGAAATTTGTTATTGCAAATACAAGTTACAGATAACAGAGGTGAGATTTTGGTTTTTAAACACTTAGTAAAAGTAGTTTAAATGAGGTTTAAATGGCATTTATAACACCAACTTTAGAAGAGATTAGAGATAGCATTTTGAGAGATATATCTTCATTAGAGCCTAGAGCTGATATTAGCTCAGACTCTGATTATTATGTTAGAGCTTCCGCTTTAGCTAGTTGCCTCTCAGGTATTTACGCTCATCAAAATTGGATTGCCCGCCAAGCTTTTCCCGACACCGCCGACTCTGATTATTTAGAAATGCACGCTGGATTAAGAAAGATTTATCGGAAAAATGCTACCTATGCAACGGGCATAGTAGAAGTTTCAGGAGTTGTTGGTAGTTTCGTTTCTGAAAATCTTATCATAAAAACAGAAGATGATCGCTATTACATTACATCATCTTCAGGGGTTATTCCTGAGGAAGGAGTAATTCAAATTTCAGTTATCGCTTCTTCTTCGGGAGTGGTGGGTAATTTGAAAAATAGTACACCAGCAACCTTTATGAGTGCACCTGTGGGTGTGAGTAGTGAATGTTTATTGTTAAGTGTTAATGGTGGAACAGATCAAGAAAGCGACGCTGAGTTACTAGTTCGCTTACTTGAAAGAATTAGAAGACCTCCGTCAGGTGGTAATAAAAATGATTATAAAAACTGGGCATTGTCAGTGGATGGAGTAAGTTCGGCTTATGTTTACCCTTTAAGGCGTGGTGAAGGTACAGTTGATATAGCTATTACCAGCGGTGATGGACTGCCTAGTGATGAGATTGTTTTAGCTTGTCAAAATTTTATTGATTCAGTCAGACCTGTAACTGCTAAATCTTCATTAGTGATAAAACCAGTCTTAAAACCAGTTAATTTTGAAATAGAGGTAAAACTGGATGAAGAGATGGAGCTTGAGGTTATAACAAAAGATATTGAGCAAGCTTTATCTGAGTATTTTTTAGGGTTAAAGCCAGCAGATCCTCTTGTGGTATCTCAAATAGAAGCGGTTGTAAGTGATTTGATTGGAGTTGTTGATAGGAAAATTGTTAAGCCAAATGCTAATCAGCAGATTGATGCGTATTCCGAAATGGGATGGTTCAAACTTGGCTCTCTTGTTGTTAGGGAGATGAGTTAATGTCATCAATTCATGCTCGTTCTTTGATTAAGCTCCTTCCTCCAGTTTCTTATAACATCAGTGGAGATAATATCCATCAATCATTAGAGGTGGATGGACGGGCTTTAGATGTTTCGTTTTTATCCGCTAAAAAAACTTTAGATGGATTAAATCCATTAACGGGGGTTTTTATTAGTGAATGGGAACGTGTTTTAGGCATAAAAAATAATACTCAATCTATTGAGGTGCGAATTGATAGAGTTATTGCGAAATTAAATGATTTGGGTGGTTTATCAATTGAATATATTACTAAAAAAGCGGCGGAGCTAGGTTACGACATTGAAATAAAAGAACCCACTCCGTTTATTAGCGGGGTCTCTCATGCTGGAGATATGCTTTGGCATAAAGATATTATTTGGACTTTTTTTGTTAATGTTAATACTCAAACAGATAGCTATAAAAGATTTAGAGCAGGCATATCCCAAGCAGGAGATGCGTTGATGGGGCGTTTTTTTGATCCTGTGCTTGAGTTGCTTTTGGAAGAATTAAAACCTGCATTTTCAAGATGCTGGATTCGTTATTTAGGAGAATTTTAATGCGTGAAGTGATGAAAACAATCAATACTGCTACAGGTAGGTTTGTTGACGGCAATCCATCTACTGGAGAGTATGGCACGATTGTTACAGCCGAGTTTTTAAATAATATTCAAGACGGTGTTATTAATCTTCAAAAAGAAGCCAAAACTCTTTTAAAAGAAGCAGGTATTGAGCCTGATGGTGAACAGTTAAATCAAATCACTCTTGCAATAAAGTCACTTATAGATAAAGGGTACCAACAACAAATTGAAAATTTAGGAGCCGCTGATGCTTATAAGTTAATAGGTCAAGCTGAATCAGTGGGGCAACTTCGCACCATTCGCCCCGAGTCTCATGGTCAGAGAATTATTGTAAAATCTTATTATGAAGGTGGCGTAACAGGTGGTGGCGAATTTATTGCCGACCTACAAGACTTAATCACTCCTGATGATGGTGGTGTGTGTTTTGTCGTTGAAAATAATGGTGGGCGTTGGAAAAGAGTTTTTAAAAAACTAACCATTAATGACTTTGGTTTTTTAAAAAATTCCAATCAAGATGATGTAGTGCAATTTATTGATAAGACTCGCCTACCAATTGATTGCCTTGGACAAGAGTTGGTTGTAAGTAACCTTCCACAATACATTGATTTATTTACTAATGCTTGTTTTAAGATTGGCAAACTGCTTTACCCAACTCCTGACTTTTTTAAAACAGATGTCGCAAAAGTGACTAATGCTGGAATTTACGTGTCGCATCCTCAGGATTCGGCGTATTTGCTTAATAATCAAATTAGATGCTGGGTATCAACAGCTGACTCTCATCTTGACGCAGAAGTTCAAGCAGCGTTGATCTTCTCTGAAGATGCAGGTACTTCGTACTCATCTCCAAATCTTCTGGATATCACAAGACAGAATAACACAATATGGTCTGCAGGCGTGTCTCAGGGATTTGAGTACCTTTTTGAGAGAAAAGGTGGCGTGCAACCTTTTAGTTATGCTCTTCATAAAAGAAAGATCCCTGAAGGCGAAACTGCTAATTATTCAGAAAAATTTACTATTACCGACATTGAATTCCCCTTGCCAAGCTGGACAAGCTCGCAGCCAGTTATGATTCATAGCTTCGCACCAACTCCCAATGGGTTTGTGGTTGGAGCTTCTTGGAGTGAAGGGTGCGGTTTATATAAATCAGAAGATGGTGGCGCCTCTTTCACATTTATTGAGTTAGCGAAGGGCAGTGAATTTGAAGAACCAACAGTTAAATGTGAGAATGGAATTTTCGCTGGATTTATCAGAAATGGGAACAATGGAGGTAGACCGTATTTTTGGTTTTCCGATGATAATTTGAATACCATTAATCGTAGCCAAGTGCCAGAAGGTGTTTTTTTAAATAATAAATTACAAGACTCATGTGTTCCATTGATTATTACTGATGGAGTGATTCACGCTTTTACGACCGCGAGAAACGGAAGTGAGGCAGGTTTTACTGATGATAGATTGGCACCGATTTATTATATTAAGTGTGATATAAACAAGAGAAATACCTTCTGGGATTCCGCCCAAGTGTTTATGGTGGGTTATGCTTATCACGCTGAGAAAAGAGGGGCTAGTGCTTGCGGACAAGGTTCGGTTGTGAAATATGAGAACAAAATTATTTACCTTTATGGTTCAGAGGAAAGAACTGGAAGTCATTTAACTCTTAATAGAATAGCAAACATTCACGCGTTAACCTTGTTTGATAAAAGCTCTAGCGGCATGGTTGATTTTAAAGCTAAAACTGAAATCTTGAGAGCAGGAGGTGATGTTTTAAAAACCTTAGCGGGAGAAAATGTATTCGCAACAGGAAATGCTATTTTTAGAAGTAGTCGCACAGTTTCGGGTAAAACTAAAAAAGCGACAAAAACTAGAGATAACATTGTCATAGATGGTGGGCGAAGCTCTGCTGGGGTGACAATAACAACAGATGGACCTTATGCACAGTTTTCGTCGGTCGACGATGAGAATACTATCTGTGGAATTAGGGTAGATAATACTAATTCCGCTATTCAAATTGTTTCAAAAAGTAAAACAATGATGAGATATGACCATGCAGCTAATTCTTGGAGACCAGAGGCTCATAACGATAATAAGACATCGCTCGGTGGTGTAAACACAAGGTTTAGTCAAATTTACGCTGGAACTGGCGCTATCTCGACATCAGACGGGCGACTTAAGAAGGATGTTGGTCAAATCCCTGATGACGTCATCGAAGCGTGGCGCGAGGTTAATTTTATTCAATACAAATGGAAAGATTCCGTTGAAGAGAAGGGATTAAATGCGAGATTTCATACAGGAGTAATTGCACAAAATATAAAAGAAACCTTTGAATCCAAAGGCTTGAACGCCCAAGACTATGGACTACTTTGCTTCGAAAGTTGGGAGGGACAGCCTGAAATAAGAGATGAAGATGGAACTATTATTCAAGAGGCTATTCCTTCAGGTGATAGATGGGCTATTCGAGCGGACGAATGTTTGTTTATGGAAGTAGAGTCGGCTAGAAGAAAATCTAGAGAGCTTGAAAAGAGATTGTTAGAGTTGGAGGGTAAACTTGACTAA